TCACAGTCGTTCGCATTGGAGTGCTCCTTCGATCGCAAGTTTGAGGGCTTCTGGGTCAACGCCCGGGAGGAAAGATCGAGCCGCATCAACCATATCGTCGGTGACGCGGCCCGCGGCGGCGTAGTCCCGGCGCAGGCAGGCGGCGAGCACGGCGCCCGGGGTCGGCTCGTAGACGGCGAGCCGCTTCCCATTGGCCGTGATCACCACGCGCTCGCCCCGGTCGAGGCGCTCCCGGATCACGCCGGCTCGATCCGCCAGGCTGATCTGCACCTGGCTCTGCGTCGGCAGCGGCGCCCGGAAGATCGCTGCGAAGGCCTTCCGGCCGGCGGCGTAGGCCGATGCCGGGTCGAACCGCTTGAGCGGGTCGTCGGCCATCTTCGCCTCCATCCGCTGCCGGTAGCCTGGCTCCTCGGCCACGTTCGGTAGGTTTTCCATGTGGAGACCCCGTGGTTATCGCTTGGGCTTCGCGGGGGAGGGCGCCGCCTTCTCCCGCTTCAAGGCAGCGGTGCCGGCTGCCAGCCGGAGGCGCTTCACGTCGGCCTCCAGCTTGTCGTTCTGCCGGAGCAGCTCGAAGTAGAAGTCGACCAGCTCCGGCTTCGTCTTGTTCATCAGGTACTTGCGGGTGATCCGCGCGGTGCTCTCGAATACGGGCATGACCAGCTCTCCATGGTACGTTTTTGACCGTCGGATCACGATCAAAAATAGTATTCGTCAGCGCCGCCGACGCCATTTCGCAGCATCGGTCTCCAGCTGGATGCGGCGCCACACGTCACTAGCAATGTTCACGCTGCAGCCCGCCTGTTCGCGACAATTGTGAGGTAGCGAAAAACCGGGATCGGAAGGCCCTTCGCACCAGAAACCTTGTCCATCTTGAAGCCGAACTGTCCCTGGAGCTGGCCCATACGCTTGACGAGCATTTTCGACCCAACAGGCGAGACACTCTGACTGATGCAGTACGACCGATATTCGTTCCAGAGGGTCGTGAAGGTGGTGTAGTTGTGCTGGTCCGACACGTCCTTGTGGGCCTCGGCTCCCAGGTTCATCCAGCCATGATCCCGGAAGCCGCAGAGAAAATCCCGCACAGAGTTCAGCTCGTTTTCCAGCATCTCGCGCTGCTCGATCGAGGAGACCGGGTCGGTCAGCTTGAAGTTCTCAGTCCGCAACCGGATCATGTGGTTCACCGCCCACGCGGCGATGGCCTCGCGCTCCTCGGCGATCACGACCTTGTCGTAGTCGTTGATCTTGCGCTCGTCCTTCGGGAACGCCCGGGTGAACACCAGGAACAGCCACCGGCGGGTAAACCCGTCCGAGCTGTCCTTGCTCTTGGGATGGTGGTTCGAGGCGAACCAGTGCGCCGCCTTCGGGCGGAACGTGAACATCTTCTGGTTCTTCTCCTGCGCCTCGATCTGCTCGCCGGAGATGATCTGCTTGAACTTGGCGCTCTCGATGAGCTGGGTCTCCGACAGCTCGCCCGCGAAGTTGAGCAGCTTGCCGACCAGCTGCGCCGGCCCGAACTTGTCGCCCCACATCGTGGGCGGCAGGGTCGTCTGGGCGTCATCCGGCATCAGAGCCTGCATGATCTCCATGATCCGGCTCTTGCCCGAGTGCGCGACGCCGTAGAGGCAGATCGCGACCTGCACCTCGGTCATCTTGCCGAACAGGGTCATCGCCATGACCTCGCCGAGCGCGGTCACCTTCTCGGCGTAGTCCGGGTCGTCGCCCCAGTAGTCGTTCAGCATGCGCTGGAACCGGGTGCATTTGCCGGCCAGCTCGGGCTTGTACGGGTAGGGCAGGGTGTAGGTCATCCCGTAGTCGGGATGGTGCTCCTTCAGCTCCAGCTCGTCCGTCAGGTAGCCGTTCACGAAGTTGATGCCGGGCTCCAGGCGCTTCTTCAGCTCGCCCTTCTGCATGCCCCGGACGGTGCGCAGGATGCCCTGGTGATCGGACGCCCGGGTGGCCGCCTTGTAGCTCCCGTACTCGTTGATGATGTGCTTGAGCACGTCACCCTCGTCCATCTTCTCCCAGGCAGATCCACGCCACTGCCATAGGGTATCCAGGTGGAAACGGATTTCCCCGCCCAGGTCTTCGAGGTCGCGCACCACGGCCTTGGCGATCTCGGCGTGGTCGCCGCCCGCGATCGGCCCGGCGCGCAGCTGCGCGAGCTGGCGGCGCACCGACGCCACGCTCACCCGCCGGGCGGACACGGTGGCGATGTAGTTGAGGATCTGATCCTCCTCGATCGGCTCCAGGTTGGGGTTCGAGGCGATCCGGTTCAGGACCTGCTTGACCACCGAGGTGAACTGCTCGGGGCTGTCCTTCACGCCGGCCTTCTCGATGTGGGCGTTGAAGTAGGTCATGATCTGACCGTGGTCCCAGGTCTCGTTGTCCTTCGAGAAGGCATCGAGCCCCCAGGCCGCGCGCTGCTCGTCGGTCACGCCCTCGTCCCAGCCCTTCGGCAGCGCCCGCGCCTTTGGCCCGGTCACGTCGCGGATCAGGAACTCAATCAGCTTCTGCGGCCCCTTCTCCGGCGCGATCACGTCGCCGTAGGTCTTCTGCATGAAGGTGCCCACCGCCAGCTCGATCTGGGCGCAGGCCTCCAGCAGGGTCTTCTCGCCCTTGATCACGTCTCGGGCGAATAGGCCGGCCATCGACACCAGGCGCGTGTCCCGGTTGCCGGTCGAGATGTAGTCGGTGACGGCGCCGAAGGCCGCCGAGCCGACCTGGAGCCCGGCCTGGCCGAGCGCGTCGCGCAGGATCTGCTCGATGTTCGGCGGCAGTGAGCGGATGTCGGAGAGGCAGTCGACCAGGTCCTTGTTGGCCCGGTACGGCTGCTGCGTCTTCGGGTGGATCGAGGGCGGCAGCACGATCTGCGAGCCGGCGCCGAGCATCTCGACCAGCGACTGCAGCTTGCCATCGGCATCCTTGTACTTGATGCGGATGATCGGCTGGCCGTCGTACTTGTAGATGACGACGTAGCCCTTCTGGCCGATACGGCGCCAGGGCGACGGTGGCAGCACCTTCTGCAGGATGCCGAGCACCACGGGATCGTCCGTGTCCACGTCGATCGCGACGAGCCCGCTCTCCGGCCCGAGCGGCAGACCGATGTTGCCGTCACGGTGGAACGCCTTCCACGACAGGCGCTCGGCCTCGTTCGGCATCCGGCTCTGAAGCGATTGCCACTTCATGATGACCGGCTTCTTGTCCCCTCGCTGGAGGGGCATCACTGGGAGCCCAGCGGCCCAATATCGGTCGCAGTTATCTGCGAAGATATTGGAAGTCTTAAAGTTGTCGTCCGGGGACATACGGGGAAACCCTCAACTCGCGCACATAGAAAAGAGATCGAACAGTAGAGAGGCCGTCAGCATTGCTATGCTGAGCCAAATCAACTGCCGTAGTTCGTCCGGCGTGGTCATTTTCGTACCGTGAATTTTGCTCAAAGCTACGCGCTGGCGCCGTTCAGCTTTTTCAAACGCTCCTTGAAATCGAGGCGCGCATCCTTGTCGAGGACCTGCTCCATCGTGTCGACCACGAGGCGCTGGAACTCGTACATCTGCTTGAGACCATGGGCCTTTTCCTGGAGCCCCAGGTAGCGATCCATGAGGGAGGAGTAGTTCTTCAGGAAGGTCAGGCGCTCGCCGACATCGTCGCTGCTGTCGAGGTCGCGCTGCAGGCGCTTCATCGAGTTCAGCGCCGCCTTCACCTCGACGATCAGGCTGTCCGCCTCCTCGTCCAGTGTGTCGCCCGGCTTGAAGATGGCGTCGACCGTATCGTCCTGGCCAGAGCGGGTGGACGTGACCAGCCGCCGCAGGAACCCCTTAAGCTGTTCGGGATACGGGCATTTCGCGTCGACCAGGAACCCCGGGTCGAAGTCCATTTGCTGCCGGATCGCCTCCAGGCTGAGCCCGAGGGTTTGCGGAAGGCTTGGGTAGATCCGATCTTCGTCCGACATCGTTGGTCCTCTCGGGGCACCGGATATAGTGGGCACATTTCAGCATTTCTAGGCGGGCGATAGACCTCAATCAGTGTTGATGTAGTAAAATTGACACTAAAAACTTCATCGACCACACCCCACATATCTGAGATCTGAGATCATCTGGCCAACCTAAATGTCTGATCATGCTGCGAAAAACGCACGGTACGAAAGTGACCGTGGGCCCTGGGTGATCAAGCACCCGGATGCGACCCCGTTGGCACCGTGGTTCGTGGCGCTGATGCCGATTGATCTCGACGACCCCGCGAGCCCCGTCAACCCGGGGTTGGTCGCCGGCAGCGAGCGCGCCCAAGAGGCGCTGCAGTTCGCCCGGGAGATCGACGCGGTTCGCTATCGCCGGGCGTATCTCCACCCGGGCATCGCCTGGGTGATCGAGGCGGTGCCGCCCCGCGTCGGACCGCCGACCTGGGCCGAGGCCGAGCCTGACCCGCTGCTCGAAGCGCTCCAGGAGATGGAAGCCGAAGCGAGCCTACGGCCGTGAAAGCCCACCCGCTCCCCGACGCCGACTACCTGCGCGCTCGCCTGGCCTACGACCCGGCGACCGGCGTGCTGACGTGGCGTGAGAACCCTGACGCCCCGCGCCACTGGAACTCGAAGCATGCCGGCAACCCGGCCGGGTATGCCGACGAACGCTACGTGTCGGTCCGCCTGGACGGACGGCTCTACCGTGCCCACCAGATCATTTGGAAAATGCAGACGGGCGATGATGCCCCGATGGTCGATCATGAGGATACGGACGGGCTGAACAACCGTTGGGACAATCTGCGCCTGTCAACCAAGTCGCAGAACATGGGAAACCATGCTGGTTGGAAGAAAAAGACACTACCTCGTGGTGTCTTCGCACACCAAGGACGCTTCAAAGTCCTGATCACGGCCAACAAGAAGCCGAAATACATCGGCATGTTTGGAACCGTGGAGGAAGCTGCCGAAGCGTACGCAAAGGCAGCTCGTGAACACTACGGGGAATTTTCCCACACTTCCTTCGGAGCCAAGTCGTGAACCCCCACCTGACCGGCTTCATCGGCGGCTTAGACGAGCGCTTCCCCGACGACAGCACCAGCATGTCCATGTCGGAGTGGATCCAGAAGAACACCCGACTGCGGCAGCGCCCCTTCAGCTTCAAGGGCTTCGAGTTCCAGCGGCAGATCGTGGATGACCTGCACAATGATCTGACGTGCATTAAGATGTCGCAGATCGGCCTCACAGAAGTACAGATGCGTAAATTTTTCGGCTTCCTGAAGCGGAACGTCGGAACGGCAGGTATTTTCTCCATGCCAACCCAGCCGATGCGCGATCGGCTGTCCCAGACCCGCATCAAAACGATGATCGAGGGGGAGCCAATCTTCAATGGCCCGATGGTCGCGAAGCCAGTACGTCAAAAAGCTTTGTACCAGGTAGACGAGAGCTACGGCTACATCACCGGCACCACCGAGGGCGAGGCCACTTCAATCTCGGCCGACATCCTGTTCGAGGACGAGGTGGATCTCGCCGACCAGAGCATGCGCTCGCTGTTCCAGTCGCGCCTCCAGGGCTCGCAGTGGAAGATCACCCAGCGGTTCAGCACTCCCACCTACCTGGGCTATGGAATTGATGCCGCCTACCAGGCCTCGGACAAGCACGAGTACCCGATCCGCTGCGTCTGCGGTCACTGGCAAACGCCGATCTTCCACCCCCGCTTCCTCTGCCTGCCCGGCCTGAAGGGCGATCACGAGGACCTGTCCAAGCTCGGGCAGGACGAGGTCGACGCCATCGACATGGATGGCACCTTCGTGCGCTGCGAGAAGTGCTCCCGGCCGCTCGATCTGGCCGGCGGCCAGCGGGAGTGGGTGTCGGAATACCCGTCGCGCCGCGCGCGCGGCTACCGGGTCCGGCCGTTCTCGATCGCGACCATCACCATCCCGTACATCTTCCGCCAGCTGCTGGAGTACCAGCGGAAGGACAACCTGCGCGCCTGGTTCAACACCGTCATCGGCGAGGCCTTCAACGACAGCAACGCCCGGATCTCGGAGGAGGACCTGCTCGCGATCATGAACCCGCGCCAGGTCGATCCCGGCGAGCTGCAGACGAACGACCTGTTCCTGGGCTGCGACGTGGGCCAGACCTGTCACGTCGTGATCGGCAAGGCCAGTTCGATCCTGGAGTTCCACCAGGTCCAGCAGGCTGACATCGTCGAGTTCATCAAGGGCCGCGTCTCCACCCTCGGCATCGTCCAGGGTGGCATCGACATGTACCCCTACACCCCGACCGCCGAGGCGATCCGGGAAGCGACCAATGGCGTCGTCATGCCGATGGCCTACTCGACCTCGAAGACGGCTCCCCCGATCAAGGAGAGCTACGACGAGTTCGAGACAATCACCCACTACACGATCAACCGGACCAACGCCCTCGACCTGGTCGCGAAACAGTGCCGGAACCGGACCTGGCAGCTCGCCGGCTACGGCCCCTACGCCAGCCTGGTGAAGACCCACTTCCGCGACATGATCCGTATCGAGGCTCCCGACGAGCCGCCGGTCTGGAACAAGATCAACGGAGATGATCACTTCCTGCATGCCGCCGCGCTCCAGCAAACCGCCGTCAGACTGCGTGCTGGAATAGAGTTCTCGGCCGATCAAAGAAGCAACGTTTTCTTCGGCGGCGGCTCTCGCTTGTTCATGCCGGCAGGTCGTCCCATATTTCGCGGAGCTGATCACGCCGGAGTTCTACGATAGTGGCCGACAACCTCTCCGGCAAACTGCTGTCCATCATCCCCTTCAAGAAGAAAGCGAAGGCGGGCGGCACGGCCATCACCGCGACCTACAATCCGACTGCGGCAGACCAGGTTCTGACCCAGCCGACCTATCGCGACCACCTGGACGACATCTTCACGTCGCGCCAGGCTGACAACAGCCAGACGCTGATGCGGTCGCTGATGCAGAACGACCCGGACGTGTCCGGGACGGTCAACGGCTACCTGACGCTCGCCGACACCCAGATGATTGCCTACGTCGAGGACATCGACGGCAACGTGGACGCGGAGAAGAGCCGCGAGCTGCAGCAGCTGATCACCAAGCTGTCGAACCAGACCGACTTCACGCAGGGCTTCCAGCTGAAGCAGGGCCTGTACCGGCAGTGTGAAGAGCTGCGCTACATGCTGCTGATGCGGGGCGCGATCGGCGCCGAGCTGGTCTTCGACAAGGCCGGCCTGCCCGACGCCATCCGCAACGTCGACATGGCCGGCATCCGCTGGACCGAGAAGCAGCCCGGCCAGTACAAGCCCGGCCAGATCGTGGCCGGCCGCTCGGACCCGGTCCCCATCGACACGCCGGCCTTCATGGTCGGCTTCTATCGGCGCGACCCGACCAACATCTACACCGCGTCCCCGTTCGTCTCCGTGATCAACACGGTGGCCGCCCGGCAGCAGGTCATCAACGACCTGTACCGGATCATGCGCGTGAACGGCTACCCGCGCATCGAGATCAAGGTGCTGGAGGAGATCCTGCGCAAGAACATGCCGCCGGGCCTGAACGCCCCGGGGCAGGAGACCCAGCGCCAGGACTGGCTGAACGCGCGCTTCGCCGAGATCCAGACGGCCTTCGACAACCTGTCGGTCGACCAGTCCATCGTCCACTCGGACGCGATCGAGCTGAAGATCATCAACGACAAGGCCCCCGGCATGGCGGTCAACGTCGAACCGATCATCAACGTCCTGAACGCCCAGAACCAGGCGGCGCTCAAGACGATGTCGACGATCCTCGGTCGTGGCTCCTCGGGCGTGAACACCGGCTCCGTGGAAGCACGCCTGGCCGCGCTCTACGCCGACCAGCTCAACGAGCCCATCGCCGACCTGCTGAGCCGGATGTTCTCCTTCGTGCTGCAGCAGGGCGGCTATGCCGGCTTCGCCAAGGTCGAGTTCGACCCGGCCGAGCTGCGGCCCTGGACCGAGCTTGAGCCCCAGCTCACCCTCCGCTCGCAGCGGCTACGCCAGGACCTGTCGGACGGGCTGATCACCGACATCGAGTACCACCTCTGGGTCTACAAGCGCCTGCCGCCTGATGGGACGCCCGAGCTGTCCGGCACCGGCTTCCTCACCCCGGCCGCGCCAGACGAGGGAACCGGCGCCGATGGCGCGTCCGGGTCCAGCACCCCGGTCAAGCCGGAGAGCGTGAGCCCGAAGACCGACAGCGTCGGCCGCGCATCGAGCCCGGCCCGGACCCGCGCCACGGCCGGCGCCCGGAAGCAGACGCGCCGCCTCGTGAACACGCCGCTGGCCGCCGCAGCACTGGAGATGATCCGCTCCGCTTCCTAAAAGTTAGGAATAATAAGAACTCGAATTGTTGCAGCATTGAGTGAGCATTCCTATCTGCTCGCAAGCAAAACAGCGGACTTCTCACAGTGAAGCAGCTACCCCTCAACGACGATCTCCGGGCAAAGCTCAAGGCAGCTGCGCCCGATACCGATCCCGAGAAGGTGGCTGTCTTCGAGGCGGCGGCGCTCTCGACCGCGCCGGTCCGCAAGAAGCACCCCGTCTACCAGGGCGCGGTGCATACGGTGAATTTCCTCGCCCAGATGCAGGGCGAGCTGACGAAGGAGAGCCGGCCCCTGCAGATCATGCATGGGTCGTCGGACGGGGACCAGCTGCCGATCGGGCGGGTGTTCCACGGCCAGATCTCCGAAGGAACGGGTGTCGACGGCGCGACCGAGCTGCTGACCCTGTTCTGGATCGACAACGAGCACGAGAGCCTGATCGCCAAGGTCAACTCGGGCACCATCGACCAGGTGAGCGTCGCGATCCTGGGGAAGTCGGCCAAGTCCAACAAGACGGGCTTCGACTTCATGGGCCCGGACGCTGACCTGGAGAACATCTGGCTCGGGGTCGACGACAAGGGCAACAAGATGGGCGTCGATGGCGCCCATGTCATCGTGGACGAGCTGGATGGCTGGTTCGAGATGAGCCTCGTCGGCCAGGGCGGCGCGCAGGGGGCCCGGATCAAGGGCAACCGGCTGCAGCTCTCCGCATCGGGTCAGGAAGTCCCCTCCCTGACCCTCGAACTTTCCACCGGGCCTGCGCCCACACCGACACCCACCCCGCCGGCCCCGGCGCCCCAGAAGGACATGTTCGACATGGACGCCACCTAGTTCGCCACCCTCATCGCTGAGCACGCCACGAAGCTCGCCAACGCCGAGGCCGCCAAGGCGACTGCCGAGGCCAGCGCCGCCGCGGAGAAGACCCGTGCCGATGCCCTGGCGACCGAGCTGACGGCCCTGAAGGGCTCCGACGCGGTGGCCAAGCTCACCGCCGCGGAGACCGAGCGCGACGCGCTCAAGACCCAGCTCTCGGCCGCCCAGGCGCTCCCGGGCAAGCTGCTCTCGCCGCTGTTCGCGATGATCGGCCAGCCGACCGCGACGCTCGACGAGGACGAGGGCAAGGCCGTCACCCAGGTGAACGGCGCGCTCGACAGCCTGAAGGCGCTGGGCGCCCGCCTCTCCGGCGGCCTCTCGCTCGGGTCGCAGCCGGTCAAGGCCGGCGGCAACTCGGCCTTCAAGCGCCGCGCCTAATCGCCGGCTCCACCCGATCCGAAACAGGAGACCACGGCGATGTCCACGCCCTTCCACACCACCGTTCACGTCCACACCATCAAGAACGAGATGTTCAACCGGACCATGGCGTTCGCCAATCCGGGTGCTCTCTCGAAGGCCGACCTCGAAGGTCGTCTGGTGGAGCCGGATCCGGCCGTGCCGTGCGGCATGAAGCTGGTCGAGGCCGGCACCCCGATCGGCCCGCGCGTCGCCCGCATCGACGTGTTCGAGAACCGCGGCCCCGGCGCGGGTGGCGTGATCACCGCCCAGTTCCGGTTCTCCGAGCTGGTCCCGATCCTCGACGGCGACGCCCTCGCGCAGGGTGACACCGCGGTGGGCGGTGGCAACGGCTTCGTGAAGAAGGGTGCCGCGGGTGACGCCGGTGCGTTCGTCGCCGAGGTCCTGACGATCAAGGGCGTGAAGTACGCCTCCGTCGTCAAGCTCTAAGCTGACCTGGTCAGCGCCTGAACTACGCCCATAGCCGGCGGTACACTTCGTACCGCCGGCCGGGGCGACACGAATACCAGGTTCATCTTCAACGGTACGTCTCGTACCACCAACAGACCCCCGAGGAGTACGGGACATGGAACTGAAGCCGCTCACCACCCTGACCGCCAACCGCAAGTCGCCCGAGGGGCTGCTCGCCGCGCTGGCCGTGCGGGACAACAAGCGTGCCAGCGGCGACGCCGGCCTGCAGCTCGTCAACGAGGCCCGTTCGTACGGCCTGGAGATGCGCGACTACCTGCGTCTGGCCATCGACCCGGCCGCCGCCGAGAAGCCCGAGCTGTACGAGGGCCTGAACGGCTACGAGAGCGCGCTGAAGTTCCTCAACCTGCCGGTCGGCAACGACTACGACAGCGGTGTGGTGCTCGACCTCGCCTCCGACACCTTCGAGTACAGCCCGGGCACCCGCGCGCTGTTCCCCGAGGTCGTGGACGACGTGGTCCGCTTCGCCTCGCGCCAGGTCGACTACGAGAACCTGGAGAGCCTGATCACGTCCACCCGGACGATCAACGGCGTCGAGATGATCTCGACCGTCGTGAACGACGAGAACGCCGACGACTTCAAGGTCTTCGGTCCGGTCTCCGAGTTCGGCCGGTTCCGCATCGGCTCCATCAAGACCAGCGAGACGCGGGTCAAGATGTGGAAGATCGGTGGCGGCTACCGCACCTCCTACGAGTTCCAGCGCCGCTCGCGCCTGGATCTGCTCACCCCGTATGCCAACCGCATGCAGCGTGAGCTGAACCTCTCGAAGGTCGGTCTCGCCACGGGCTTGCTGATCAACGGCGACACGGTCAACGCCCCGGCCCACGTCGTGCGCCAGGACAGCTTCGACGATGCCAAGACGGTCGGCGTGTCCGAGATCGGCAAGATCTCGTACAAGCACCTCCTGAAGTGGTTCGTCGCCCGCGCCAAGGCCGGCGTGCCGATCGACACCGTCGTCGGCAACTGGGACGCCTACCTCGACTGGCTGTTCCTGTTCGCCCTCCCGGTGTCCGGCGCGGCCACCCGCACCGACGCCGAGAACCTCGCGGCGACCGGCTTCCGCGTCGGCGGCGTGCCGATCCTGAACGGCCAGATCAACTTCGTGCTCTCGACCACGATGCCGGCCGGTCAGCTCCTGGGCTTCCGCAAGGGCGAGACCATGGAGCAGCTGATCGAGGCGGGGTCGCTGATCTCGGAGAGCGAGCGCGCGATCCAGACGCAGTCGATCACGTACGTGAAGTCGGAAGTCTCCGGCTTCCGCCTGGTCTTCGGGGACACCCGTGAGATCTACGACTACGGCACCGCCAAGTAGTCCCTCCCGGGACTGAACCACCGGCCCCCGGATCTTTCCGGGGGCCCCTGCCGTAGGAGGCCACCACCATGAAGATCCTGGTCGAGACGACCGGCGACTTCCAGCTCGTTCACACCGAGCTGAACGAGCACGTCCGCAGTCGCGGCAAGTCGGTCATCGAGAAGTCCCAGTGGGCGCAGGAGAAGGTCTCGATCGGCCAGCTCCTCGTGACGTTGCAGCTCAGCGATGAGGCGACCGATGCTGAATGGCTCGACACGCTCCGTGACAGCGACGGCGACGAGGCCCTGGCCCTGGCCAGCTTCGAGGACCGCTACCCGGTCGATGCCGACAGCGCCCGCCGGCCGGAGCCGGACCCGCTGCCGCCGACCACCGCCCAGGTGCCGCACAACCGCCGGGGCGCGCCGCATAAGCCGAAGTAGGGTCGAGCTGTGGACATCGTATCTTCAACCCCCGTGACGCTCTGGGTCGATTTCGAGGCGCCACAGGGACTGGTGATCCCCGATGTCGGCTCTGTGTCCTACAGCCTGTATGACGGCCAGGGTGTCCCACTCGTCGTCGATCAGGCCCTGACCCCGGAGGCTGACGCCACCGGGGTCTCCATCAAGGTCCCGGCGATCAGCAACATCATTGCCCCGGACCGCTCGTTCGAGCGCCGCACCGCGCTGGTGCAGTGGACCGCCAACGGGCGGGGCTACTCGGCGCGCGAGGGCTACCGGGTCATCGACCTGCCGAACTACGGCGTCGTGCCCGAGGATGTCCGCACCTACCTCGCCCTCAACGAGGACGAGCTGCGCGACAACGAGATCGACCTGTTCACCGCCTACCTCACCCTGGCCGGCGCGGTCGGGAAGGATCTGCTGGACGACGCGCTCGGCGCCGGCACCCTGATCGAGGTGCGCGCGAGCCGCGCCGTCATGCTGACGGCCGCCACCGCGCTGTTCCCGTCGCTGCGCTACCGGATCGCCCAGGCGAAGACGGACGGCACGCTCAAGTTCGAGCGCCTGAAGGACGCCTCCGCGTTCGACGGGCTCGTGACGGCGACTGCTGACGAGCTGCGGCAGTTTACCCAGGACCTGACCGGCGACACCACGGCCAACGCCACGCTGCCCGTGCTGCTGGCCCTCACCACGATCTCGATCGACCCGGTCACCGGGGCTGCGCCCGCGACCAGCACCAGAGGCTAAGCCATGCCGATGCTGCTGTCCCGGATCCAGGCTCAGAACGAGGTCTGGCTCAACAAGCTGCCGCCGTCCGCCACCCGGTTCCGCGGCGTCATCTTCCCAGTCAACCCGACCGCGCTGCCGACCAGCGTGTTCATCCTGCCGCGCCTCGGGCTGCGCACGCGCCCGCGCGAGCCGGTCCACGCCAAGGATCTGTTCCGCGACCCGGCCGGCCGGGTCATGCTCGTGGGGAACTGGGAGCTGCCGCTCGCCCTCGACGACGTTGTCTCCCGCTGCTTCGTGCTGTTCCAGATGACCGGCAAGGTCAGCTGGCGGCGGCGCAGCCAGGCCGTGAAGCACCCGGTCACCGGCCTGCCGCAGTCCGAGGGACCGTTCGAGGAGGTCGGCCCGATCTGGGTCTCCATCGAGAGCTACACCCACGGGAACGAGGACCCAGGTGCGCGGATCACCACCGACCGCCTGCGGTGCATCACCAACGCCCCGCTGCAGTACGGCGACATGGTCAACGGCAAGACCGTGAAGCGCCTCAATCCGACGCTTGGGGTCACCATCGCCGAGATCGAGTGATGGCGGCCGACCTGCAGCTCCTGTTCCGCATCGGCGGGACGAAGTCGTCCGATCCGAACGCGACCACCGAGCGTGCGGTCGCGGTGCTGCGCGAGCGTGCAGAGGCGAAGGGCATCGAGCGCGTCATGGAAGCGGTGATCGCCGACGAGAAGGCGATCGTGGCCGCGGTCACGGCCGATGCCGCGAAGTTCGCCGGCCAGGCCGCCCGGGTGTTCACCCGCCTGAAATCCCCCAGCTCGGGCTCCGTCACGATCTCCCTCGACGACATCAGCCGGAACGCCGGGGTGCTGTCGGGCGACAGTATGTCGAAGCGGCTGCAGGGCAAGACCACCACCGAGTGGTTGGCGCTCACGAAGCAGACCGTGGCGGCCAAGCGCCGGCGCAAGGCCGGCGAGCCGGCCACGTTCTTCGTGGACACCGGAGCGCTGCGCACCCTGCTGACCGAATACCTCGGGCCGGCCACCGCCGCCCTGGTCGATCCCCGCATCGTCGTGCGGAAGGGCCCCCGGCGCGTCTCCGTCACACTGAGCCTGATGGCCCAGGCGTCCGGCCGGGAGAAGGCCGGTGTGACTGGCGCCAGCTTCCCGGGGGCGAGCGGCGGCGGCGTCGCGCGCGAGGAGAGCCTGTTCGTCCGCTACCTGAAGAAGGCCGGCGCGCCGGACCGCGATCCGAAGCACCCGCTGGCCTACAAGCTGGAGAACCCCCGCGGCTCGCACCGGCCCTTCCTGCAGAACACGCTGGTCTACTGGATCAGCCGCCGGCTGCCGCTTGTTCTCGACAAGTCGCTGCGCTCTGCGCTGGCCAAGACGAAGAAGAAGGGGAAGACCCGTGTATAAGATCGCCCGCAACTCCACTGTCCGCATGGTCGTCGACACGATCCGTGACCTGGACGGCGTCCAGTATTACGAGTTCGACGCCCACGCCGAGGGCTTCGTCCTGCCGAACACCGACCTGGTCGGCCTGGTCGGCTTCTCCTGCGTGGAGAACGACCAGTTCCACGACCTGTCGTTCGGCATCGCCATCATGACGGTGCAGGACCCGAGCCTGACCCGCTCGACCGACTACGTGGACACCTTCTACCGCCGGCTCCAGGCGCACAAGAAGTTCGCGATGTTCGAGGACGATGGCTCGACCACCGGCTTCGAGGCGGTGTGCTTCGACGGGATCGCGGCTTCACCGATGGGCCGGGTCGACATGCGCCCGACCGTCGAGCTGGCGGTGACCGCCCGGGTCACGCAAGCTGGGATGTGGCCTCCGGCGTGACCTCGACGCCCGCCTTATAGAGAAGGTGGATCGTCTCCCGGACGTTCTCCGACGAGCAGCCGAGCGCCGTCTCGATCAAGAACACCACCTCCTTCGTGAGGCTGCGGTGGTTCGAGGCGGCGCGGGCTCGAAGAACAGCATCGAGATCTGGCCGGACCAATACGCTGATCGGTCGCTCTGATTTCGCGGTAGCCATAGTTCTTCGCCCGTCGTTCCTAATTTCTAGGAATGTCTATTTGGACAAATGGGTATCGACCCACATATTGCAACCGACAGATTGCCGACCTGACAACGGAGACTTCCACATGAACCCGGGCACCGCCAAGAGTGGACGTTTCCACTTCTCCACCGCCACCCTCTGCATCGCCCCGATGCTGGAAGGCGCCGAGATCAACCCGCTGATCCACTCGGTCGGCCTGGTGAAGAACTGCAAGGTCGACGTGACGACCTCGAAGGTCGATCTCACGCAGGGCATCCAGAACGACATCGTGGCGTCCGTCGTGAACGGCATGCCGATGACGGGCTCGGCCGAGGTGTACGAGTACACTGCGAAGAACTTCGCCTACGGCCTCTCGCAGGATCCGACCGGCCTGGTCGACATGGCCAAGCCCGTGGGGATCACCGGCCCGGTGGCCGCTGCCGCCACGACCGTGACCACGGCGACCGCCATCGCGGGTGCCAAGGCCGGCGACTGGATCTACATCCAGGAGAACCAGGACGACCAGATCCACATCGCCAAGATCTCGGCGGTGGCGGCTGCGGCCCTCACCTTCGCCGCCTACCCGGTGCCCGAGGGCATGTCGTTCTCGGCCAACGCCCGCGTCGGCCTGCTCAACAAGATCGACAGCGATCCGGGCAAGGCGAACAACAACTTCGCTGTGCGCGTGATCGGCATCGCGCTCGACGGCAACACTCCGGTGACGCTGCACTTCCCCAAGGCGCGCATCACCAAGGGCTTCTCGATGGGCTTCTCCTCGGACAACTTCTCGAACATGCCGTTCGAGTGGACGCCCCTGGTTCCGGTGCCGAGCGACGAAGGCTACCAGGCCGACTTCGCCCAGAAGCTCTCGATCTTCACCCGCTAACCCCGGGACGACAGTCGAGCCAAAGATCAGGCCCCGGGCAACCGGGGCCTTTTCTTTTGGTCATCTCGAACCCACATCTCCTCCAGCCAAACGAGGGGTCGAGATGCCATCCGAAGATCAGAAGCCCGACGCCCGTATCACAATCGAAGTCGGCGGTACGGAACGGACCATCTTCATGAGCTTCGGGCTCCTGAACGAGATCGCGGCACTCGTGCAGAGCCCCGAGAACGTCCCCGAGCTGTCCTTCAACTCGACCGTGTCGACCGCCGCCCTGCACCTGATGCTGGCGCCCCGGGACAAGCGCGGCAACATCCTGCCCGAGGGCGACGAGCCGGCCGTGCCGCTCGACCTCGACCCGGCCACCGCGGAGCAGCTGTTGGACTGGGCGGGCGGCCATGTGCTGGATTTTTTCGTCCGCCGGCTCGCCAAGTCGGCGCAGCTCTTCGCGACGAGGGCGGATCGGCTAGCGGCAGCCGGATCATCTCTGACTTCTTCGGTGAGCTGACCTGGGAAGACAGCCTGATCCTCGTCTTCAAGTGCGCGCCCAGTGATCTACCAAAGCTCTACTGGAAGCGCACCCTAGACGATCTCCGGCGGATGACTGGTCTCTTCATCCGCTACGAGATGGTGAAGGCGATGGCGGCGACCGAGAGCTTGCTCTTCGTCACCGGAAAGCTGTTCGGCAAAGCCGAGCCAGAGAGTGAGGCGCTCAACAGCGTCGATGACATGATGGCGTTTGCGCGAGCGGTCAATGGCTGATGATTTGAACGTCGACATTGGGATCGGCTCGAACGAGCTGGAGAGCGATCTCCGGCGCACCTTCGACGCGCTTCAGGCTGGCCTGCGCACCGCCCAGGAGATGCAGGTCTGGTTCGAGCGCAGCGCCAAGTCTGCGCGCGAGCTGCCGACCGTCATCCGCGACCTCAATGAGAAGCTCGCCCTGGCGAAGGGCTCGGCTGCCGAAGTCGGTCTGCAGAACCAGATCAAGGCCGCCCAGGAGCAGCAGCTCAAGCTGAACAATGAGCTGCGCACCGAGATCACGATCCAGAAGGAGCTGTCGCTCGCCCGCGGCGCCGGCCAGCGCGCCACCGAGAGCGGCACGGTTGCGGACGGCCGCACCGTCGCGCAGGTCCGGGCTACCGAGCGCGCCATGGCCGATGCCGTCACCGGCATCAACACCACTGCCGAGCAGGTCGCCGCGCGCCTGGCCATCGCCACCGGCAAGGCGATGGAGCGCCTGATCGCTGGCACCGCCCAGCAGGTCGAGCAGTCCGTGCAGCTGGCGGCGAACCGGGCCATGACCCGGAACGCCCAGCTCTCCGTGCCTGGCTATCTCGATGCCTCCGTGGTCAACGCCCGGGTCGCGTCCGAGGCCGCCGTGCGGAAGGCCGGCATGGGCTCGACGCTGGATGAGCGCGACGCCGGCCGGCGCATGTACGGCGACGCGGCCGAGGAGAACCGGCAGCGGACCCTGCAGGCCAACCGCATCCGGCGGGACGCCGAGCGGGAGAACGCCGAGCGGGACCGGATCTCGACCCAGGCCGTGTCGAAGCTCCAGGCCGAGGCGGCCTACGAGGACGCCGAGCGCAGCCGGCGCATGTCGCAGCTCCAGACCCGGGCGGCGTGGGACAACCGGAACTTCGACCAGCTGAAGAAGGCCGCCGACGCCGAGTACCGCGCGGCCGACGCCAAGATGCGCTCCGACGCGGCCTATGAGGACCGGCAGCGGACGCTCGCCGCCAACCGGACCCGCCGGGACGCTGAGCGCGAGAACCGTGACCGGGACAACGATGCGAAGGCGTCGCAGACCCGGGTGCGCAGCTCGGCCGACTGGGACAACCGCGCCTACGATCGCGAGACGAAGACGGCTGCGCTGCGCGAGCGCAACGCGGCCGAGGAGGAGAACCGTCTCCGCACCCTGGCGGCCAACCGCATGCGGCGCGACGCTGAGCGGGAGAACAAGGAAATCGACGCCGACGCCCGGCGCGCGGCTGTGCTGAAGCAGCGTGCCGATCGAGCGGAGTACCAGCGCTCCCCGGCGGGCCGGCAGGAGGCTGCGAAGAACAGCTTCGAGGCGCGCAGCGCCGCGTTCGACCTCAATGGCGGTGCTGACCAGTTCGCCTTCCAGACCAAGCTGACGGCGAACTACGCCATCATGGGCGGGATCGCCCTGGTGGTGCGCGGCGCCACCAGCGCGGTGATCGAGTTCGACGAGCAGCTGAAGCAGTTCCAGGCGATCACCGGCACCGCGAACGCCGAGATGGACGGCTTCCGCAAGCAGCTCCTGGACGTGGCCTCGACCAGCAAGTTCTCCGTGGGCGAGCTGACCACGGTTGCCGTTGCGCTGGGCCAGACCGGCCTGTCGGCATCCGAGGTCGGCAAGGCGCTTAAGCCCGTCGTGGATCTGGCTGCTGCCTCGGGCTCGACCCTGCAGCAGTCGGTCGAGGCGATCACCGGGGTGCTCGGAGCCTACAACCTGGAGGCCGGCCGGGCCGGTGAGGTGGCCGACGTGTTCGTCGGCGCCCTGAACGCGACCAAGCTGACCATGGACCAGCTGCAGCTGGGCATCCAGTACGCGGCCAACATCGCGCGCGACAGCGGCATCTCGTTCTCCGAGCTGACGGCGTCGATCGGCGCCGTAGCGCAGGCCGGTGTGAAGTCCGGGTCGACCATCGGCACCGGCATTCGGCAGCTGATCACCGAGTTCTCCGAGCCCTCCGACAAGCTCCGGGGCGTGCTCAAGGAGCTGAACATCGACCTGGGCGATGTGAACCTGCGCACGCAGGGTTTCTCCGGGGTGCTGAAGAACCTGAAGGAGGGCGGCTTCACCACCGCCGACGCCCTGCGCTCGCTCGACCTGCGCGCCTCGGCTGCGTTCGCCGCCCTGGCCGGCCAGTCCGACAAGATCGAGGAGCTGCAGCAGGAGTTCCTGCTGTCCTCCGCGGCGGCCGAGAGCGCCAGCACGGCGAACGAGAGCCTGTCTGCCACCTTCCAGAGGCTGAAGAACAGCCTGTTCGCGGTGGTGGACACGGGCTTCCACCCGTTCGTCACCGTGCTGACGGCGGCTATCGGCAACCTGGCCTCGTTCGCCTCGGGCCTGACCGCCCTTGGCCCGGTCCTGCCGACCATCGCCAGTGGTGTTGCGGCCATCGCCGCGAGCGCGGCGGCGATCAAGATCGGCAGCCTGATCGGTGGACTGACCTCCCTCGGCTCGATCTCCGCTCTCCTCACCGGCCCGGTGGGCATCGGTGCGGTAGCGATCGGCGGCATCGCTGCCTTCGCCTACTGGCTGTCGAAGATCCAGGACGACGCCGCCAAGGCGGCGGTGCGGCTCGACGAGTTGAAGAAGGTCACCAACGAACTCACCAGCGAGCAGCAGACCCTGCGGCAGACCTCGGGGAGCCTCGACACCACCATCACTGGCCTCATCGACCGGCGGGCGAAGCTGAACGAGAAGGGCAACGAGGTCGGACGGCAGACCGCGATCATCGAAGCTCAGAAGGCCTTCGCGGATCTCGGCCTGGTCGTCGACAGCAACGCCACGTCGGTCGACGGTCTGATCGAGGCGCTGCAGAAGCTGCGCGGCGAGCTGAACCAGCAGGCGTCTGGGCTGCTCACCCAGCAGCTCGTCGCCATCACGGAGAAGATGGACCAGCTCGCGAAGCTGGAGGCGGCGCGCGAGGCGAAGAGCCGGGTCGCGCCCGCCGTCACTGCGGTCAGCGAGTACGGCACGCCCACGATCGAGAATGTCGATCCGCTGGAGCGCATGCGCGCGCTCGGGCCGGAGTTCGAACGGGCTGCCGACATCATGTCGGGCAAGACCAAGATCGACACGACCGACGTGCGCCGGCAGACGGCGTCGGTCTCGGCCGAAATGTACAGCACGCTGCTGAACCTGCGCCGCTCCCGCACCGACGTGGACGTGGACAACTCCCTGTCGGAGAGCGACCGCAAGACGATGCTGGCCGGGCTCGATGCTCAGATCGAGGGCGTCCAGAAGGCGATCAAGGATTTCGGGGACAAGGTCAGCTCGGTCCAGCAGCAGCAGGCCGTCACGGTCGAAGCTGAGCGGGTGAACCGCGAGCTGCAGGTCGCCCAGCTCAAGGCCACGCCCGTCTACGCCGGCTTCGAGAACGCGCGCGACAACATCTACCGCGACCATGACACCGCCGTCACCGCGGCCGGCCGTAGCCGGCGGGGCTACGGCGGCTACGAGGCGATGCAGGACGCTGCTCGCTCCACAGACGACCAGGTGCGCGACCAGCTCGCCAAGGTCGAGGAGGCCAAGCGCGCGGCCCTCGCCGAGGGCGTAGATCCGAAGGTGGTCAAGGAGGCCTACGACGGCATCATCGACAGCTTCAACATCCTGTTGAAGGGCACGTCGAAGGAGATCCGTGAGCGCTTCAAGACGGCCTCCGGCGACGCCAAGGCCGACCTGAACCAGCAGATCCGCACGGCCCAGTCGCAGATGGAGCTGCTGCAGCGCCAGGGCTCGACCGCGACCGACCCGGACCGGGTGACCGACCTGCAGGGTGTCGCCGTCCACAACCAGGAGATCATCAACAAGGCTCGGGAGGCCCTGTTCAAGATCGACCTCGGCCCGAACGCCGACCAGCTCATCGCCAACTCGCCCGAGCTGCAGGACAAGGCGGCCGAGCTGAAGGAGAAGGGCCAGGCCGACCTGAACAAGCTCGCCGTCAGCTATGCCGAGCTGCACCGCCGGGTCCAGGTCCAGATGCTGTCGTTCCAGGTGGACCGGGCGACCGAGCGGAAGGACTTGCTGCAGGAACAGATCAAGGGCCTGGAGAAGGTCCGGGATGACGCGCGCTCGACCCCCGAGGCGATGCGCGCGGCTGTCCAGGAGATCAACCGGCTGCTCGGCGAGGTCGCCCGGATCGGCCAGGGCATCAACAAGCTCAACGCGGACAAGATCGACACCAAGCTTCCGACCACGCTCGGCCCCACCGTGTCGTTCGACCGGGGCTCGGCGCAGCAGGCCATCGTCGACCAGCTGAAGGCCTCGGGCGCGAGCGAGGACCGGATCCGCTACGCGCTGGCCTCCGGCCAGATCGAGAGCGGCTACGCGCCCGACGTGCTGTCGGGTGCCCGGAAGTCGTCGGCCGGCGCCGCCGGCCTGTTCCAGTTCATGCCCAAGACCTGGCAGAACATGTACGGCACCCGGGATGTCGACACCGACATCACGGCCCAGATCAAGGCGTTCCAGACCTTCACCGATCGCAACGCCGGCTCGTTCCGCTCGAACATGGGCCGGGAGGCGACCCCGGAAGAGCTGTACCTGATGCACCAGCAGGGCGCGGCCGGCTCGATGGCGCTGCTGCGCGCCGGCTCGGGCTCGGCGCTCGATGCGCTGACCGGGGCCTACGGTGGCAATGCCGATGCCGCGCGCTCGGCGATCACCGGCAACGGTGGCCGCGCCGACATGGCGGCCGACGAGTTCATCGCCCTGATCCAGCGGAAGTTCCGCTCGGCCCAGGCGTTGGTCGGCAACCCGTTCGGCACCACCGGGAAGGACGAGACCGACCGGATGCGGACGCTCGCCGACGACAAGACCGCGTCGGAGGCCGAGCGCCTGAAGGCCGAGAACGAGCGGAAGGCCCAGGCCAACGAGCGGGTGCGCGAACTGGCCGAGCTGAAGCGTACGGACAAGGCCCTGTCCGAGACCTACGACACCCAGCTGGAGGCGGTGCGCCGCGCCCAGGACCCGGCGGCTGCGATGAGCGCGTCCAAGGACGCCTTCGGCACGCTGCGCCAGCTCCTGGAGACCGCGAAGAAGGAGGACGGCAACAAGACCGGCCTCGACGACGACGCGCGCGCCGCGCAGGGCGACGCCACCCGGAAGCGCTTCGCCGGCCTGTTCCAGCAGCAGGGCCTGACCACCGCTGAGACGGTTGGGAAGGACAGCCTTAAGGCCTACGAGGACAAGCTCAACCAGCTCAAGGCCGAGCAGAAGGAGCTGGAGCGCCCTGAGAACGAGGGCCGCGCCGGCAACACCGAGCGGCTCAACGTCCTGCGTGACGAGATCAACGAGCTGGAGAAGCAGAAGGAGCTGCAGGGCACTTACGAGGCGAACCAGGCGCGCATCGTCGCGCTGGAACAGCCCCTCAAGGAGATGAAGGACGCCGGGCTCGATGTCGATCGCGACGGCGTCGAGGTCCAGCGCCGGATCCTGGAGCTGCGCGAGCGTAACAAGGTCCTGGAGCCGACGATGAACCTGTCCCGCCAGCAGGCGGCGACCGGGAAGTCATTCGGCGAGGCGGCCTCGGGCGCCACCGACAGCTTCCTGAAGCAGCGGGGCATCCTCGACTTCAAAGGCCAGGTCGTCGACCCGGTCGTCCAGGCTCAGAAGACCATGACCGAGAGCCTTGGGGTGATCGGCGGGGCCTTCGACAACTTCTTCACCAACCTGTTCAACGGGTCGATGAAGGCCGGCGATGCCCTTAAGTCGTTCGCGACCTCGATCCTGTCGGGGCTGATGAGCCAGATCTCGAAGAGCCTGACCAACTCGATCTTCCAGTCGCTGTTCACGGGCGGCACGGGCGGTGGTGGTGGCATCCTCTCTGGCATCCCGGCGCTGTTCGGCATGTACCACGGCGGCCCGATCCGCATGGCCGGTGGCGGTGGCGTGCCGGGCACGGACGCGGCCCTGTCGATGCGCGACAGCAAGCCGATCCTGGCCCAGCCGGGCGAGTACCTGCTGCGGCGCTCCGCGGTGGACGCGATCGGCCGGGAGAACCTTGACCAGGTGAACGCGCTGGGCGGCGCCATGGTGAACCGGGCGCCGAAGGTCGATGCCGGCCAGCGCTTCGGCGGGGCCTCGGCCCAGTCGAACGTCTACGTCGTCGACCGCGAGCAGGTCCCGCCCCCGAGCGCCAACGACGTGGTCCACATGATCGGCGACAACATCCAGCGGGGCGGCGCGATCCGGCAGCTGATCAAGAGCGTGAGCGCGCGAGGCTGAGATGGCACTGAAGACCTTCGACTTCCCCTTCTCGACGCCCCAGGACGAGTACCCCGCCGGCGCCACGGTCAAGTTCGGCCGGGGCTACCGCTTCGCGTCGGCGCCCACCGGCCCGGACGAGGTGATCCTGCACCTGAACTTCCCGGCCATGTTCGCCTACCAGGAGCGGTTCGGCGCGCCGCCCGATCCCACGGTCGAGCCCCAGCTGAACATCCACGCCCTGGAGGACTTCTACAAGGAGCACCGGATGTACCTGCCGTTCTACGTGCAGCACACCCGGCTCGGGCAGATCATCTGCCGGTTCAACAAGCCGCTCGTGGTGCCGAAGCCGATCAAGACCAGCCCGGGTGAGATCGGCGGCCGGGTGGTGGCCGGGAAGAGCTGGCGCGTCTTCCAGATGGAAGCCTTCGACCTCGAAATGCTGGTGCAGCCGTGACCGTACCCGTCTCCCATATCGACGAGGGCCTGAAGCTCACCGCTGACGGCGAGGTGATCCTCTACGAGATCACCCTGAAGAACGTGCCGGCCGGCGCCACCGCGGCGCTGCGCTTCCGCGACGGCCCCATGGGCTCGACCACCCAGTGGAACGGCAAGACCTGGGACCACCTGGCCGTGCAGTTCTCCGGCTGGCAGCGCTCGTCCGAGGAGGAGAAGAGCCGGCCGACGCTGCGCCTGATGAATGCAGTGGGCATCTTCAACGATGCTGCCTTCAAGGGCATGTTCGACGGCGCCATCGTGAAGCGCTCCACGGTTCTGCGTCACCACCTGAAGCAGGGCGTCGTAATCTCGAACGACGAGCTGTTCTTCATCGGTCGGGTGAAAGATCTCATCTCAGGCCAGAGCATCTCGTTCGAGCTGCGCGCCCTGTCGGATGGCCCCGACCAGCTGATCCCCGCACGCATGTTCCTGCCGAACGAAGGCTTCCCGTTCGTGACGTTATAAGGGCTCCGATCTCTCAACCATGGATAGTAGCAAGAGCAGTGAAGGGGTGCTAACCTTCCCAAAAAATGGGAGAAGCGCCTTGGACGTTCGGAAATCCGACATCGACAGTTTAGAAGAGCGAGTAAAAAAGCTATCTTATGAAAAATATCTCCCGACCATTCGAATGTCGAATGTAAGGAGCTTCGACAATCAAACTATCAATTTTGATTTTCCAATAACGGCAATTATTGGAACGAACGGCGGTGGAAAATCTACTGTTCTTGGCGCCGCAGCAATAGCTTATCACTCTGTAAAGCCCGGATCGTTCTTTCCAAAATCCAATATTGGCGACAACAGTATGGCAAACTGGCGGATTGACTATGATATAGTCGACCGTAAAGAGCATAAAGCAGGCATTTTTACTAGAAACGCTCGCTTCGTCGCAGCCAAATGGCGAAGAGATGGCATACCTGATCGTCAGGTCATCGTCATTCCAATCCAACGGACTGTCCCAGCGAACGAGCAGCCAAGGTTCAAACAATTTATTGGCTTAGCCCAGCGCACCGATGTGAAAGTGAACGCAATCAAACCAAGCGTTCTACAGCATGTCGGCCGTATCCTTGGAAAAGACGCCTCCGGTTATGAGAGAATATCATTAAAGAGCGATCCCAGTAGATCTATCTTTGTCGGCGTCAAGCGCCTGAACGATTATTCTCAATTTCATTTTGGCGCAGGGGAAGCTTCAATTATTGACATGGTTACGAAGCTTGAGGAAGCTTCAGACAACGCCTTGATACTTATAGAAGAAATCGAAAACGGCCTTCATCCTCTGGCAACGCGTAAGATGGTGGAGTATTTATTTGACGTTGCGAAGAGGAAAAAGGCCCAGATTATCTTCACGACACACTCGGAGTACGCGCTTGACGTCTTGCCACCCAAAGCAATTTGGGGGTGTATTGATGGCGTAGCGTATCAGGGCAAACTGACGATCGAGAGCCTACGCGCTTTGACTGGAACAGTAACCAAAGACCGGGCCATATTCGTAGAAGACGATTTTGCGAAGGATCTGTGCACTGAAATTCTTAGGCAATACTCACCGGACTTATTGGACCAGGTAGAAATTCATAAGGCCGGTGGTTTTCCGTACGTTGTCGAAGTGCTTAAATTTCACAATGCCAATCCCACAATAAGCACTAAGGCCGTTGCCGTGATCGATGGAGACAATCCCGCTTTGGCAGAGCCCAACGACTACGTTCTAGAGTTGCCGCCGGGCGCACCAGAGGCAATTGTGTTTGGCTATATTCTTGATAACGCGGATCAGGTAGCAGCATTGGTGCAACAGCGCTGTCAATGTCCATCCATAGCGCAAGACAAAATTGTCAAAGCCCTTCAATCAGTATCTCTAGACACGACCGATCATCATCTGTATTTCGCGAAACTTGGAGAAAAACTTGGATTTATATCTGAGATTATCGTCCGGCGCGGCCTGTGCTCGATCTACGTTCAGAACTCAAAGGTCGAATTGGAACCGCTGGTAACGAACTTGTCTGAGAAACTGAAGTCATAAGTCCCGACGTTATCGCGGGAGGGCATGCGACACCCCGCGATAACCACTAGCAGTCAGGTACGTTTCGTACCATATTCGAGGCATGCAGACGGCAGGCCTCCTGGGTCGGAAATTCAAGCACGGGGAGCATGACTGCTTCTCCCTGATGCGCGAGTTCTACGCGACGAACTTCGGCATCCAGGTGCCGGATGTCGCACGCCCGAATGATTGGTGGGAGCCAGACGCCGAGGGCAAGACGCTTAACCTATATCTCGACCTCTACCACGAGGTCGGGTTCGGGCTGTTCACCGGACACCCACGCAACCGCCTGCCGGGCGACGTGATCCTGATGGCGATCCGCTCGCCGGTCGCCAACCACGGCGCGATCCTGCTGCCAGGTGAGATGATCCTCCACCACCTGGCCGGCCAAGTCTCCACCATCGAGAGCTACAACCGGCCCCTGTTCCGCGACACCACCGTCGCCGTGCTCCGGCACCCCGAGGTCGATGGCGCCAAACTGGTGCAGGAGACCGAGATCGACGCCTGGGACCTGGTCCCGCAGCGCGTCCGCGACCAGCTCGAAGAGGCCCGGCAGGGGCGGCTCGATGTCTGAGCTGACCATAGCCGATATGGCTGCCCGCTTCGTCGATGACCTGGACGCCCCGGAGCGCTGCGGCTTCGTCCTGACGGACGGCTCGGTGGTCGAGGTGGTGAACCAGTGCCACGACCCGGCCAATGGTTTCGACATCTCGGGAGAAGATCTCCTGTTGCACGAAGATCTCGCGGTCGGATCCTGGCACACCCACACCGGAACCGATAGTAATCTCACCCGAGATGATCTTGTCAGTTTCTTGAACTACCCAGACCTCACGCACTATATTGTCGGATCGGACGGCGTCGCCTGCTACGTCGTGAACAAGGGGCAGGTCATCCGTGCTGCGACGCATCCATCTCCACGGAAGCCTGAAGAGCATCCACCCCGAGCCGATCGTGGTCCACGCCGCAACCGTCGCCGAGGCGGTCAAGGCGGTGACGCGCCAGCTGCCGGGGCTCCGCGGTAACGCCGCCACCGGCCCGCTGCGCATCAAGGTCGCCGGTCACGAGACCGTCGAGGACCTGATCGCCCCGACCCAGAGCCAGGACCTGCACGTCTTCCCGCAGCTCAACGGCGGCAAGAACGGCGGCTTCTTCCAGGTGCTGATCGGCGCCGTGCTGGTGGCCGCCTCGTTCATCCCGGGCGTCGGCCAGGTGTTCGCGCCGATCCTGCTGAAGCTCGGCATCATGATGGTGCTCGGGGGCATCCTGCAGATGTTCAACACGCCCAAGCGGGACAACAAGGACCAGGTGGAGAAGAAGAGCCACTACCTGGGCACGCCGCACAACACCGTCGACATCGGCACCCGCATCCCGATCCTCTGCGGCGAGGACAAGATCGGCGGCCAGTACCTGTCGTTCCAGATCGACGCCGTCGACACCGGAGGCATCTGATGGCCCTGCCTCTGAAGGGCCGGAAGAGCGCGTCGTCGCAGCCGAAGTCCGCCACCCGCTATGACGACAACCTGTTCGGCGCCGACACCGTCGAGCTGGTGCTCGCCTTGTCCGAGGGCCCGATCCAGGGCCTGAAGGACGGCGCGTCGAGCTTCTACGTCGGCGACGTGCCGCTGCTCGATAAGGGCACCGGCACCCCGAACATCTCCAACTTCGAGCTGCGGATGCTGAAGGGGACCAACCCCGCCGACAGCATCCGGCCGAACCTCGGTGGCTTCGCCTCGTCGAAGAACGTCGGGCTGCCGCTGCGCACCGAGAACCAGAGCATCGTCGCGCAGGGCGACAAGACCCAGATCGACTACATCGACATCCGGTTCGTGGTGAACCGGCTGCTGGTCGTGAGCACGACCGGGGGCGAGTTCGCCAACGGCATGACGCTCAAGCTGGAGATCAAGCCGCGCTCGTCCGCGGTGTGGCAGATCCCGTTCGACAACCAGCCGGCGCCGCCGCCCGACACCTCGGGCGCCTCGAACTACCGGCCCGGCACGGCCACGGCCGGGTCGCTGGTGAACGCCGCTCTGCACGAGACCTACCTCGCGCCCGACACCGATCCGCCGCTCCAGGCCAATGAGCAGGGGGCGATGTGGTTCATCACCACCGACGCCCACTGGGCGCCGCGGATCTGGGACGGCGCAGCCTGGCAGGTCCCGAACGGCCTGACCAACTCGATCATCGACGGCTTCTGGGTGTGGAGCTGGGTCGACCACGTCGGCGATCCCCGGCGCGCCTGGTTCTCCCCGGCCGGCGCCGCGCCGCCGGCTGGCAGCATCACGTCGTTCGACTGGCTGCTCACGCCCGAGAGCGGCGAGATCGTCTACTCGTTCAACGACACCAGCTGGGTCGGCACGCAGACCTTCCCGGACACGCCCGTGGCTGCCCCCGGCAACGTGGTCATCTCCGGCCTGACGCGCTCGAACTACCCGAAGGAGTACCGGATCCCGGTCGCGCGGATCAACGAGCCCTACGACGTGCGCGTCACCCGGCTCGATCCGCCCTCGACCAAGGACAATTTCAAGGATGTCACCTTCGAGAGCATCCAGGAGGTCGTGGCCCAGGTCTACAGCTTCCCGGACCTGGCGCTCGCCTGGCTGACGATCCGCGCCACCGACACCTTCACCTCCCTGCCGGAGTTCACCGGCATCTACCGGGGCGTCATCATCCCGGTGCCGTCGAACCACGTCTTCAACGAGGACACCCAGCTGTCCGAGTTCCCGGGGCTGTGGGACGGCACGTTCAAGATGGCCTACACCAACAACCCGGGGTGGCACGCCTACAACCTGATCAAGAACAGCCGCTACGGCAAGAACGCCTACTATCCCGAGGTCCCGGACCAGTGGGACTACTATGAGTTCGGTAAGCACTGCTCGCTGCACGGCTTCCGGTTCAACGAATACATCTCGGAAGCTCGGTCGCTGAACGAGCTGATCAACTACGTCGTGGGCATCGCCGGCGGTCGGTACGTCGACCGGGGCGACGGCTACTCGACCGTGATCTGGGATGCCGACGACCAGCAGGCGGTGGCGATCTTCGCGCCCGAGAACACGATCGAGGGGAGCTTCAACTACAGCTTCACCGACATCACCGAACGCAAGAACGACTTCAAGGTCTCGTTCAAGAACCCGCAGCTGGAGTACCGCGAGGATCGGGTCCGGGTCTGGGACCAGAACGCCATCGACGTGCAGGGCCGGAACCCCGAGGAGTTCGTGGCGGTCGGCTGCCGCGATGCCGCCGAGGCGGTGAAGCGCGGCCGGCTGCGGCTGGCCACCTCGCTGACCGAGAAAATCATCGTCAACTTCAAGACGAACCGGCTCGGCCGCTACCTCCAGCCGTTCCAGGTGATCCTGGTCGCCGACGACCAGTCCACCAACGTCATCTCCGGGCGCGTGCGCAATCCCGACGCGCTGCCGGCCGGCACCACGCGGCTACCCCTGCGCGACCAGATCTACCTCGAAGCCGGGGTCGACTACGCCGCCCAATTCACCCTGGCGGCGGACGGCGGCGGCCTGCGCGTCGTGACCTACCAGCTCACCGTGGCCCAGCCAGGCCTGCAGAGCGAGCTGGTGCTTGCCCAGCCGCTTGCCGACGAGCTGCCGGAATACGCCGTGTTCTCCATCGGTGCGCCGAAGGCGTTCCGCATCACCTCGATCAGCCAGGCCGACGAGCCGGACCAGCTCGACATCACCGCGATCGAGGTGAACCGGCTGAAGTGGGCCTTCGTGGACGGCGCCGTCGAGCTGCGGGACCTCACCGGCCTCCAGACCGGCACCCCCTCGAACTACGTCTTCCCGGTCACCGAGGCCCGGGTGACGCCCGACCTCGCGCCGGACGGGACGTTCAGCCTGAACGTGACCTGGGAGGAGAGCGACACCAAGCTCATCAAGGGCTACCGGGTCCGGCAGTCGATCAACGGCCAGCCGGCCACCGTGCTGGCTGAGCCCGCCGAGCCGTCCACCCGGATCGTGTCGCCGCTGGCCGCCGTCTACTCGATCGCCATCACGGCGGTGAGCCTGGACGGCAGGACCGAGAGCGCCCCGGTGACGGTGCAGTACACCGTGGCCGACACCACCACGGTGCGCTCGGTGGTCCCGCCCGCGGACCTGGTGCTGGTCGACGAGGCCGAAGCCCCGCTGTTCCGGGCGGTCAACCCGCGCTTCGCCTGGACGCCCTCGACCGACCCCATGCTGAAGGACCACCTGGTCGAGGTGCTGAGCCCGGCCGGCCTGCTGGTCCACAGCGAAGCCGTGCCCGGCCTGCCCCAGTTCTCCTACACGCTCGCCCAGAACCTGGCCGAGAACGGCGCGGCGCTGCGCGCCTTCACCGTGCGCGTGCGGGCCCGGGACACGACCGGCCAGCTGTCGGAGCCGGTCACTGTGTCGGTGACCCACCCGGCGCCGGCCCGGATCACCCCGGTGATCGACACGATCTCCGAGACGATCTTCATCTCCTACGACGCACCGGCCGGCGATTTCGCGGGCGTGCTCATCTGGATGGAGACCGGCACCGGCTACGACCCGCTCGTGGTGCCCCCGGCCTACGACGGCCCGAACACGTCGGTCGCCCTGCCGGCGGTGCCGGAGACGACCTACTTCATCCGCATCGCGGGCTACGACGCCTACGGAAAGACCGGGCTGAACATCGGGCCGGAGATCGCCGCCAAGGCCACCGTCACCCTGTTCGACGGCACGCCCCCGCCGCTGCCGACCAAGCCCGTGCTCACGACCGACGCCGAGATCGCAGCGGACGGCACCCTCACGGCTGTCCTGCGCGCCACCTGGTCCAACACGACCGGCAACTTCGCCGGCCGCTACACGGTGGCGGTGGCGCAGGATGGCGGCAGCTTCCTGGAGTTCCCCTACAGCGTCGCGGACGGCGCCCAGCCGGCCTTCGAGCTGCACGGGCTCCGGCCGGCCGTCGCGCTCCAGGTGCGGGTCCGCGCCGTCGCCGCGTCCGGGCTCGGCCAGTCCGACTGGTCGTCGGTGGCCACCATCACCACGGCTGCGAGCAAGGCCAAGCCCGACAACCCGACCGGGGTCGCCGCGGTCGGCACCTACCAGGGCGTCACGGTGAGCTGGACGGCCCCTGTGGCCAAGGACCTGGCCTGGATTGAGGTGTGGTCGATCGACCGCGTGTCGGCCGCCCAGGCCCCGCCCAGCGGCGCTGTGATGCGCAAGGTCGGGAAGGGATCCACCTTCGTCTACGACGGCACGGTGCCGGTGGGCGGCACCCGCACGTTCTGGCTGCGCTCGGTCTCCACCTCCGGCGTGATGGCGGACGGCTATACCGCGCCGGCTGGCGCCGTGAACGCGCAGATCGGCGGCGCCCAGCTGGCCGATGGCGCGGTCACCGGGGTGAAGATCGCCGAGGGCACCATCACGGGTGACCGGATCCAGGCCGGCACGATCGAGGGCGACCGGATCAAGGCCAACTCGATCACCACCGACCAGCTCGCCGCCGACGCCATCACGGCCGACAAGATCACGGTCGGCTCGGCCAAGCTGTCCTCGTGGGTGTCGGGCTCCGACACCACGAAGATCGAGGGCGGCAAGCTCTCGGCCAATTCGGTCACGGCCAACAGCCTGAAGATCGGTGCCCGGGGCGTGCAGCTCGTGGGCGTGTCCTTCTACGCCGAGCGCGGCGCGGCCGGCGCGCTCACCAACAAGTTCGGCTGGACCGCCGGCCAGATCCTGGTCACGGCCGACGACGGCTCGCCCAAGGCGTACGACATCCCGGCCGGGGCGGCGATCATCGACGCTGGCTACTGGTACGTGTGGTGGAGCAAGGCCCAGACTGGGAAGCTCCAGCTCGCCAAGGACAACTGGCCCGCCATCTCGAACGATGCCGAGAGCATCCTGATCGCCACCGTGTCGGGGGTGACCGGGCTGTCGGTGCTCGTCGGTGGCACCATCATCGACGGCACCCGGATCCAGACCGGCTCGATCCAGGCGGCGCAGATCGCGGCGGGCGCCATCCAGGCTGAGAAGATCGCGGCCGGGGCCATCACCGCGGACAAGATCGGCGCCGGCACGATCACGGCCGACTTCATCTTCCTGGGGGGCAACAGCTTCCAGCTGAACGCCGCCAACCAGCTGATCCGCGTCTACGGCAAAACCAACGGCATCGAGCACGTCTCGATCGGTCAGGTCGGGGTGTTCGACGGCGACGACGCCTATGGCATCACCGTCCGTGACGGGCAGGGCCGGAACGTCCTGAAGGTCACCGATAAAGAAGCCACGATCGAGGGCGCGTTCATCCGCGACGCCACCATCACCAACGCCAAGATCGGTGACCTCCAGGTCGACACGATCAAGATCGCTGGCAAGGCGGTTTCCCAGACCGTGTCGGCCACCTCGGATGGGCCGATTGCACAGCTCGGTATCGAGGCGCGTTCTGAGACCAGTGCCTTTCAGATCCTCGCCTTTCGGCGAGGCGACGGCGGCCGGCCACATCCGGCGCTGGCTTCGAACGGCGAGCTGTACGTCGACTTCTCTGACAACGGCGGTCAAGCCTGGGGTAATATTGCAGGCATCGTCAACGTCTTCTCGTACCTCTATCAGCCGAACGTCAGTGGCAGTTCGCTGTTTATGATGCCTACAACTCTGGTGTTCAGCTGGGCTCCGGGGGTGAAGAAGCCGTTTCTCTTGCGAGTACGCGATAGCAACGGCGAGAACGTAGGCGGTGTCTATCTCTCTGTTACGGAGCTAGCGAAGTGAGCGACCAGCGCGACTACAGTACCGTTGTCGAGGCTGCGACCTACGACGAGACCGGCCGCATCACGGGTGTGGTGAAGCAGGGGATCGGCTTCACCGAGGACGCGCTCGCGCGCGGTGAGCGGCTGTTGCTCGGTGATGCCGGCTGGGATCCGGTGGGCTTCAAGACGACCCGCTACGTCGACCTGTCATCCGGGGATCCCATGATCCAGGATCGTCCGGTCCTGGCTCAGACCTTCGACCGCCCCACGCTGCCGGTGCGCCAGGAGGCGACGCTGGAGAACGTGCCGGCCTGCCGGGTCACGTTCGTGGGCCCGGTGAGCGGCACGCACGATCACCCGGGCGGCGACCTGGAAGTCGGGTTCACCGTGTCCGGCGACTACCTCATCTCGTTCGAGGCGTTCCCGAACCTGCCCTGCACCCACCAGCTGACGGTGACGCCGTGATCTTCGGACCCGATCTCACCGCCATCCGCGAGGCGGCCAAGAACCAGGTGATGCGCTTCTTCGTGGCGCAGGCCGAGAGCGACGGCACGCCGGCCACGCTGCGCGCCCTGTACGTGATGAAGGCCGCCGAGGCCGAGAAGGTCCTGGCCGGTGGCAGCTCGCCGCTGATCGAGGGCGAGGCGGCGATGCGCGACGTGGCGCCGGTCGTCCTGGCCCAGACCATATCGGATATGGCCAAGCAGTCGGCCGACCTCGAACTGGCTCGGATGCAGGCCAACGTCGACATCGAGAACGCCGGGTCCGAGGCTGACGTGGTGAAGATCTTGAATAAGTTCGGACTTCTTCTTGAGATTTCCCAGTAAAAGTTCATAAAAGTTATGACTGGCCATACCGTTTACTAGCACGCATGCCTATATCCGGGCATGCCCCGCGAGAAAGCAATCATGGCCTACGGCACGCAGTCAGATCGACTGCGTGCGGCTGCCATGGCGAAGCTCTCTGGTAAGTCGACCAGCGAGTGGCTGCTGAAGCAGATCCGGGACCAATACGCCGCCGTCTTTGGCGATGCTGACCCGGAGAAGATCAATGCCGGCCTCAAGCGCTGAGCGTCTGGAGAAGTGCCTGCCGTACATCTTCGCGGGTGAGGGCGGCTACACCAAGAACTCCAAAGATCCCGGCAACTGGACCGGCGGCAAGGTCGGCAAGGGTGTCCTGAAGGGCACCAAGTACGGCATCGCGGCCTCGTCGTTCCCGACGCTCGACATCGCCAACCTGACGATGGCGCAGGCGGCCGACATCTACCGTGCGAAATACTGGACCACCGCCGGCTGCGATACGCTCCCGGATGGCGTCGACCTGCCGATCTTCGATAGCTCGGTGAACTCCGGCCCGAGCCGGGGCAAGAAGTTCGCGACCGCCACGGCGGCCATCGCCGACGCGGTGGCGCGCATCAAGGCGATCTCGGTCCAGCGCCGGTCCTTCTACCAGGGCCTCTCCACCTTCAAGACCTTCGGCAAGGGCTGGCTCTCCCGGGTCAGCACCATCGAGGCCGCCGCGGTGAAGATGGCGCTCGCTGCCGTGGGCATGAGCCCGGTGGCGGTGAACACCGCCCTCAAGGGCGAGGCCGCCGTCTCCCAGAAGAAGGTCACCACCGGCACCACCGTCGCCACCACCACGGCAGCCGGTGGCGGCGGTGGTGTGGTCACGGCCGCCACCCAGCCCGGCATCGACTGGCTGGCCATCGGGGTGTCGGCCGCAGCAGTCGGCCTCGCTCTCTTCGTCGCCCTCCACTTCATCCGTGCCCACCAGGAGCGCGCCAGCGCCTTCCTCGCCGAAGCAGCAAAGGTCTGAGCCATGAACTTCGATGGGCTGAAGAACGTGGAGTGGGGCCCGGTTGCTGGCCAGCTCATGCGGATCGGCGCGCCGATCCTCGGCACAGTGATCGGTGGCGTCCCGGGCGCCATCGCCGGCGACCTGATCGGCTCGCTGGCTGGCGCCATCGGTGCGCCGGACACGACGCCCGAGGCCATCTCGTCGACCCTCCAGACCCCGGCCGGCATGGCAGCCGCGGTCCAGTTCGAGGCGGACAACAAGGAGAAGCTGGAGAGCCTGGTCGAGCAGACCAAGCAGGTCCAGATCGAGCAGGAGAACCTGTCGCTGCGTGCCGAGATCACCGCGGGTGATCGGTTCCAGCGCTGGGCGCGGCCATTCAACATGTACTGCGTCGGCGCGGTCACGCTCAGCTACGGCTTCGTGTGCGTGGCCGCTGCGATCAACACGATCGTCACCAAAGACCCGACCGCGCTCTCGCAGGTCACGGGCCTCGGTGCCTCGCTCACGACCGTGCTGATCCCGGCCGGTGCCGTGGCCGGCGTGACGGCCTGGCAGCAGACCAAGGAGAAGCTGGCCGGCGTCATCCAGCACCCGGCGCCGGCAGCCCTCGTGCCCGGGAAGCCGGTCAAGAAGGGCTAGTCCAGTGGCGAGCAAGTCGCGCTACCAGCGCGGCAGCATGCCCGATGTCCCTCACCACGAGCGTGAGCCGGATGTCGAGTTGCTGTCGGGCGGCCACTTCGGACCGCGGGTGGCTCAGCCCCAGCGGATCGAGTTCGATCAGGTCCATCCCCTGCTGCAGGAGATCCTTCTTAGGATCGACGATGAGGAGGCTCACAACCTCAAGCAGGGGATCAACATTCTGGTTCGCTTCGAGCCAACAGATTTCGCTCGGCTCAAGACTGTCCTGAAGCTGATCAACATCCTTTTTGGCATCGGGAGGGTTATCAAATGGTCAGTGGCATCTTTCTTGGCCGGTCTGGCGGCGGTCGTACTGGCGGGAGAACAGCTCCAGAAAGTTTGGGGCTGGGTTTTGAACGCTCTGAAGATGGTGAAGCCGTGAGGCATACGGTGAATAGGGTCGCGTTCTGGACGTTCATCGCGCTCGTCGGCGGCTGCGGCGGCTGGATGGGCACGAAGATCTCGAAGAAGAGCTATCCGCTCTCGATGATCGAGCGCGTCAATCTCACGCCCGAGGTCAAGCCGGGTGATCCGATCCTGCTTGCGCAGCATGTCGACCGCCGGGACCAGTGCGATGTGGTGGTGAAGCGCACCATCCGCACCTCGTCCGGGCAACGGATGCCGGTCAAGCAGACGTTCGAGGAGGACTTCGGTCCGCTCGGCGGTGACAAGTATGTCTTGCCGATCCCGACCGATCCGGCTTCCGCCCTCGGCGACGCAACCATGTACTCGAAGGCCTACAGCTGGTGCTCGTGGCTCGATTACGTCGTGCCGTCCGAGGCCGAAAGCTGGACGCTCAGCTTCAGGTTCGCCGAGAACACGGTCACCGAGCCGACCCCGGCGAGCTTCACCGGCATCGGGGTCAAGGCGTCGGCCAGAAAGTCTGGTCACCAGGGGCCGGCAGCCGAAGCTCCTTAGATCTTAATCACTGGCAGTAAGATCTGCTCAAGCCCATATACTTACCGAGCTTCGAGAAGATCATGGCTACTAGTGCTGTCGACTACCTGATCCTCAACGTCGTGCATCGGACAAACGAGGACTGGAGCCTCGTGCTGCCGCTCGACATGAATGATCTGACCGATGCCACCGCGATCTGCACGCTGGTAAGCACCAACGGCGCCCGGATCGAGCTGCCGGTGACGGTGGACGCCGCGCAGCGGCAGCTGGTGACGGCGGCCGAGAGCGAGGTGTTCGAGGTCATGCAGCCCGGGAATTACTCCGGCGATGTGCTGGTGACGCTGTCCGGTGGGCGGGACCTGGTCACGCACATCATCAACCTGGAGCTGAAGCGGGGGATCTCCCAGCGTGGTTGAGATCGTCTCCACCAGCATCCAGCGCCGCGTCACGGTCAAGCGCGTCACGCGGTCGACCGCCGGTCAGGCGCCGCCGCCGGTGGCGCCGATCGAATACGTCGTCGCGAAGGTCGGGGTGCCCGGCCGGGACGGCCACGACGGACTGCCGGGTGGCCTGCCCCCATTCGGTGGCCCAGGTTCGAAGTTAGTGCATCGTCGGTCGCGTGACGATGGCGGGGTGAGCGAGCGGCCCTGAGCCGCTCGGTTCGGTTGGCCAGATGACGACCTCGGGCGCAGGTGGCTGGTAGCCGAGTGAGGAGTGTGGCCGGATGCTGTTGTAGTGCCTCCGCCATTGCTCGATCACGACGCTGGCCTCTTTGAGGGTGTAGAACACCTCGCCGTTGAGAAGTTCATCCCGCAGCTTCGCGTTGAAGCTCTCGCAATAGCCGTTCTCCCACGGACTGCCCGGCTCGATGTAGGCGGTCGCTGATCCAACCGCCGCGATCCAGTCCTGAACGGCCTTGGCGATGAACTCCGGCCCGTTGTCCGAGCGGATATGCCCTGGCACCCCGCGCAGGCTGAACAGGTCCGAGAGTACATCGATCACGTCCAATGCCTTCAGCTTACGAGATACGCGGATGGCCAGGCACTCGCGTGTGAACTCGTCGATGACGTTCAGCATCCGGTACTTGCGTCCATTGTGCGTGCGGTGCTCGACGAAGTCGTAGGACCAGACGTGGTCGGGACGCTCGGGCCGTAAGCGAAGGCAGGAGCCGTCGTTGAGCCAGAGGCGCGACCGCTTCGGCTGGCGAGCGGGAACCTTGAGGCCCTCGCGGCGCCAGATCCGTTCGACCCGCTTCACGTTCACCGTCCAGCCATCGCGCCGGAGCATCGCGGTGATCCGACGGTAGCCGTAGCGCCCATACTGCAGAGCCAGGGCGACGATAGCAGCCGTCAAAGCAGCCTCGTCCTCGACCATCACGGCGACTTTGCGCTGCGTCGAACGATGCTGACCCAGGACACGGCAAGCGAAGCGTTCGGACACACCGTGCTCGGCAACGACGTAGTCGACACAAGCCCGGCGGCGAGCCGGGCTCAGAAGTTTCCCGAAGCTGCCTCCTTCAAAATGAGCTTCTCCAGCGTCAGGTCCGAGATCGCCCGACGCAGACGCAGGTTCTCCGTCTCCAAGGACTTCAGCCGCTTGACCTGATCACCCTTCAGACCGCCGTACTCGGAACGCCAACGGTAATACGTAACCTCGGTCACCTCGATCGACCGGATTGCTTCAGCAACCTTGCGACCCTGCGAGACCAGGACATCGACCTGCCGCAGCTTAGCGACGATCTCTTCAGCCGTATGCTTCTTCCGTCCCATAAAAACATCCTCCAAATGGCCCAAAGCCATACATCAGGGAGGACCACTTTTCAGGGGGCAGGCCACGGGGACACCCGGACCGCCGGGTGACGGCGCCAACGACCCTGGCGACCTCACCCTGCTCTTCGACAACCAGCTCATCTGAGGACCGTCATGGCCAGCCTAACCACCCGCCTCTCCGATCTGACCACTCGGATCGCCACCGAGTTCAAGTCGCTCCGCACGCTGGTCAACGGCAACGCGAGCACGAACGCCGCGCTAAAGACCACCGCCAAGGGCAACCTGGTGGCGGCGATCAATGAGATCTTCGACCGCGTGACCGGCGCCGGCACCGGCGACATGCAGAAGGCGACCTACGACGCCAATGGCGACGGCGTCGTCGACCGGGCGTCGTCGGCCGCCTCGGCGGATGCGGTCGCCTGGGGCAACGTCTCGGGCAAGCCCGCCAGCTACCCGCCGAGCGCGTTCGACGCCGCGCTGATCACCTCGGGCACCATCGACCCGGCCCGCATCCCGGTGATGGGCTCCGGGGTCCAGGTGATGTCCCCGGGCGGCATCGCCGACCTGACGGCCGCCAACCAGAACAAGATCACTGCGGGCACCATCGTCACGACCACGGACGGCCAGCGCTGGGTCTACTCCGGCACCGGCACGAAGACGCTGGAGGCCAGCTACGTCGTCCTGGCGGACGTGACCCCGGAGTGGGCCGCCATCGCCAACAAGCCCACCAGCATCGCGGGCTACGGCATCACCGACGCCTACACGAAGACGGACATTGGCAACCCCGACACCAACTTCGTGAGCGTGTTCGAGGCGGGGATCGCGTGACATGGCTTCGCTCGCGTCACGGGTGAGCGACGGCTTCGCGCGCGTCGCATCCGAGATCAAGAACAGCATCCGCCCACGGCTTCTCCCGTCAGGAGGGGGAGGGGGCATGATGCTGGTCAGGGCGAGCGATGCCGTCAATTCCTTCGGCTGGGCCATCCCCCCGCAGGGTGCGCCGCTGTCGCACTTCTGCGATGTGTCGGCCCAGAACACGACGCCCTACGGAACTGGCACCGAGAACAACGGCACCTGGCCTCGGGTGCCGATGAACCAGAAGAGCACGGACAACGACAACTGCTGGGACAGCGCCAACAATTGGTATGTCGTTCCTGAGACCGGCCTCTACCTCATCAACGCATCCTTTCGCCCACCGGACAATGGATCCGGTCGGCAATACGAATTTGGATTTGGTGTCAACTTCGAGCAGAACGACGGACCATTCTTCCTCTGGCATTTTCGCCCGAATGCTCTGCGCTACACGATGCACTATACGCGTATCGTGAAACTAACGGCGGGCCAGCACATCCGAATGTTCATCTACCAGGACTACCTGGTCTGGGAGCAGGTCGTGAACGCGGCCGGGCTGCAAATCGGCATGATCGCCCGGGGCTGATGGGATCGAGCGATTGGACGAAACGGACCATCGCGACTAAGAAGTCGGGATGAGCGAGACAGGAAAGATCATCCCGTTCCGTGGCCGTAAGCCGGCCCCTATGCCACCGGAGGCCGTCCGGCAGCACCCGCTGCCCTGGCGCACCGAGAATGGCTTCGTCTGGGACGCCAACGATCGGCTGGTGGGCTCCACCGTCCGGCACGAGGCGGCCGAGTGGGTCACCCGCGTGGTGAACTCGCAGCTGGAGCCGGACAAGCTCGACAGCTGAAACGAAGAGGCCGGCGGTTTCCCGCCGGCCCCTGTGTCAGGCCTCGCTGTCCACCTCGACCCCGAGGGCGACGAGCTGGCGGTCCAGCTCGGCCAGTCGGGCCTCGAAGAACGGGACCAGGCCGGCGGCTGCCGCCTCCGCGACCTCCATCGGCTGAGCGGTGCCGTGGAAGTGGACGTTGAAGTAGGAGGTGTTCGGGTTGCGCACCGAGTGCAGCTTCGAGACCACGTCGCTGCGGTCCTTCGCCAGCTGCGAGACGGCGTAGATGTTTTCGAGCTTCATGACATCTTCTCCGTCACCAACACACCGCGCATCGGCCGGGCCGGCTTGACCGGCCCGTCGTCCACGTCGATCCCGAGCTTCTCCAGGGCCTTGGTGTTCACCAGGAGCTGGTCGTCGTAGAGCATGCGGATCGCCCGCAGGCAGGCCTGCCGGACGTTGCCCTGCGCCTAGCGCCCCTGGATCTCGACCTTGATGTCCTCGTCGCCGAGCGCGGCGGCGATGCTGGTGCGCAGCCGCTCGCGCTCCTTCAGCAGGGTGTCGAGCCCGTATCGGTCAGAGAGCTTCATCGCGTCGCTCCCTGCGCCTTGGCCTCGGCCGCCTTGTCGGGGTTGGCCGCCCGGTTCGCCGAGAAGCTGAGACCCTGGAAGCGCTCCAGGAGCTTCGCGACGTTCTTGCGGATCACCTCCAGCACCGGCACCCGGATTGAGTTGGCGTAGAGCTGCGCGTACCAGGCCAGGTCGCCGGCTTCGTCGATCTGGTCCGCGACATCGACCTGGCCACCGCACAGGATGGTCAGCTCGTGGCGCAGGATCTCGTCCGCCTCGGTGCGCAGCCCGAGCGCCGCATGGAGCCGGGCGAGCCCGTCCTCCATGTCGATCTCTGGGTACGCGGTGGCCACCGGGCGCAGCTCGGTGACCGCCATGACGCTGTTGCGGAAGGCGGCGATCGTCGGCTTGTCCTTGCCGTAGAACAGCGCCTTCTTGGCCTGGTCGACCAGGTCGGCGTCAGCCAGCGCTCGGAGCAGCAGCGCCCGCATCACTCGCGGCGGCATCAGCTCCGTCTTCGGGCTTCGGCTGCACAGGCGGCTGACGAAATTCGAGTACCCGGCCGGGGAGGAGTGCGTCGCCAGGTTGTCCTGCGTAGCGGAAGCGGTCGTCATTGCCAAAACCCTTGTCGAAGAACTCGATGAGGACCATCAAGTTGAATGCTGCGTGAGACAGGTGAGGAAGTCCGCTCTCGGGATCTAGGTCTTCACCCTCCCGGAAGCTGTCGACGTGGCGCTGGAGGCTCTCGTAGATCTCCGACCAGTTGCCGCCCTTCCGCCAGTTGTTGGCGGAATACTTGATCGCGCCGTAGGCAAGGACGGCGGCCGTATATCGGCCGAGCGATGCCGGCACGAGGCTCATGCGGAGCTTGCCGGCGTTGTGGCGCTCCATTGTACTTTTCGTACCGTCAGCTTCGGGCACAAGAAGACCGGCCATGATCTTCTCAGCGTGCTCCTGGCTGATCGAGCTGGTGTCCACCAGCTGCTTGACCCGCTCCAGGGCCGGGTCCGGGCCGCAGGTTGCGCCATCCACCGGCGGTGGCCGCACCACGAAATCGGGTTCGTCTGACATCAGCTGAGATCCTCTCTGAAGAGCTGGTAGAACCGCCTCGTCCAGGCCACGCCCGCGATGTCGGGGGTGACCGGCACGATGTGGATGCCGAGCTTCATCTCCTCGGCGACCTCGCGGTCGGCCGGGTCCATGTGCTCGAACATGAAGAGCCGCTCGTCGTACGAGATGCGGCTGTCGGCATCCTTGATGGCCTCGAAGGCCCATGCCGGGATGCCGTAGACCTCGCCGAGCCGGGCGATCATGCAGGCGTCGGCCGCCTCGATCCCCGGGCACAGCACCTTGATCGGCCGGGGGATTTCACCCGTCCACATCTCCGGCACGTCGTGCATGAGCGCGGCGCGCTGCCGGTGCCGGCAGTCGCCGACCAGGTGCGAGAGCAGCGTGGAGTGGGTGGCGACGCTGACGGCGCGCTCACCGGCACCGCCGAAGCGGTTCAGGCGGGACAGCGCGCGGCCGATCAGGGGCGGCGGCAGGTCGTCGGCCTCGAAGTGGTAGGCGTCGATACGCCGGCCGGAGCCGAAGTAGACCATCGGGCCCGGGAACGGGCAGGCGGGGGCAGGGGATGTCATCTGGAACATCACACCGCCCCCACGGAGAAGTACGGCCGGTGTCCGGCGGGCACCCGGCGGGGCCGGCTGTAGAGCTGGGTCCAGCCGTCCTTCGTGGTGCAGCTGACCATCTCGTGCGTGCCGGCCTCGTAGCGCTGGCGCGCCAGGCAGATGGCGGGACGGGACCGGGCCGGCCACGGCTCGCCCACCGGCTTCGAGGCCACCAGGTAGGCCTCCCAGCCGGTCTTGGCCGGCGCCGGCTTCCCCGAGGGGCGGCGGACGTCGTCCGTTGGTGGTGGCGGGGCCGGGCTGCGCAGGCGCAGTCCCATCTCCTGCAATCGCTGCTCGACCACGTCAGTTCTCCAGCGTGATGACCCGCGCGCAGGCGGGACGCTTGTGGGTGATGACCAGGATCTGGGTGAGCTTGCCCTCCAGGGCGCAAAGCGCGTCGTGGAGGTGACCAGCCCGGTCGGCGTCCATGGACGCATCCATCTCGTCACCCATGAAGACCGGGAAGACGCCGTTGGTGAGGATGCGGCCTAGTCCCAGGCGGACAGCCAGGTTCGCGCACACCTTGCCGGAGCCCGACAGGGTGTTGAGCGGCTGACCGTCAACCTGGATCTCGAAGTCCTCGTCGACCGCGATCCGCCCGCGCGCGCCGCCGGTCATCTGGCTGAGCATGTGCGAAGCGACGCGCGAGAGCGCGGGCACGAGGTACGTCTTGGTGTCGGCGCGCAGGTCGTTCATCGCCTGCTTGCCGTTGCGCCAGCTCGCCAGCTCGCGCCGGAGATCGGTGAGCCGGTCGCGGCCCTGCGCCCAGTCGAGGAAGGAGCGCTGGTAGGTCGCGAGCTGGGCGTCGCAGATCGTGACGGCCGACAGCAGCTGCTCGGTCTGCATCAGCCGGTCCGCGGAGAACGCCTTGCGGGCGAGCGACACCGCGGTGCGGGTTGCCTTCGCCGACAGCTCCCAGGTCGCGTGGCGGGCCGCGCAGCCATCCCGGGCGGCACAGACCGCCTGGTAGGCCCGCAGCTCGCCGGTCAGCGCCTGGATCTCGGCGCGGGACATCGTGCTGACGCCCAGCTCGGCGAGCGCCTTGCGGATCTCGTCGACGTGGACGGCACTCTTGGCGTCGCGCGGGTCGTGCTTGGGCTCGGCCGCCTCGGGCGCATCGCACACCGCCGCCCAGCCTTCGGCCACCTTGCCCTGCGACCACCACCGCCGCAGTGCCTCGCGCTCGGTCTCCAGGTCACAGCGCTCGGGGAAGTCCGGGAACTGGGAGATCAGCGCCTGCAGCCGGGCGATCTCAGCGTCGGCCGTGGTGAACGGTTTCCCGCAGGGGCACAGGATCTCCGGCGTCTGCTGGAGCCGGGCCAGGTCACGGATCAGGTCGAGCCGGGTCGTCTCGTCGTCGGCCTGCTGCTGGGTGACCTTGGGCTGGGCGAAGTAGCGGTCGACGAAGAGCTTCCGCTGCTGCCACAGGGTGTAGGCGGCCTCCTGCGTCTTGGCGGCCTCCAAGTCGAAGTCGTAGGTGCGCAGCCCGAGGACCTGGTCGGCCTTCGTCAGGGTCTCCAGCGACAGCAGGGTCGGCGCCTCGCCGACCTCGGGCACCACCGGCTCATTGGCCAGGAAGGCATCGCCCCGGGTGATGGTGTCCTGCAGCGAGCGCAGGTTGGTGATCTCTTCGCGCAGCTCGTCGGCCGGGCGGTAGCCCTCCGGCTTCTCCGGCTTCACCGGCTCCGCGCCCAGGCCCGCCTCCAGGCCGGCGATCTCGCGCGACAGGCCCAGCGCCTGCTCGGCGCACCAGGCGCCGATGGCCTCGATCTGGTCGGCGCCGATCAGCTTGTCGACCATGGCCTTCCTCTCGGTCGGCAGCATCTTCGACAGCCGCTCGGCATCGCCCTGGTTGGCGACGTTCGCCACCCGGAACACCTCCAGGCCGTAGCCCAGGATCTGGAGGATCCGCGCGTTGACCGGCTTGGTGCCGACCGCGATCGGGTCGACGCCGTCGCCGAGTAGGGCGTTCTTGGCCGTGCGCTCGATGCGGTAGCGCTTGCCCCGGATCAGCACCGACCCGTGGGCCTTCAGGTGCTTGTAGTCGCCGACCGCGCCGCGGAGCGCCTTGTTCCCGAACAGCAAGAACTCGATCATCTCCAGGCACAGGGATTTGCCGACCTCGTTCGGGCCGACGATGCCGGTCATGCCGGTGGTGAAGTCGATGCTGCGGTCGAAGTGTCGGCCCATGGGGTAGTGATCGGTGGGCGGAAACCTAACCGTGAACGCGATTTGCTCGATCATAGTGCGCCTGCAGGATGGGGGCTTTGTCCAGCGAGCGGAACGTGTCTTTCAGACGGTTCAACGCTTTGGTCGCGCCCAGGTCATTGTGGATCACGTCGAGCGCAGCTTCGAACTCTGCGTCTCCGCGATTGGCATGCTTGCAGAGGAAGGACAGGAGCGCCTTCTCTTCTTCGGTGAACTGGACATCCTTCATCAGGAGCCCCAGACCGACCTGATAAAAGTTACCCGTCACGACCGAACACCTCGGAAAGGCGCTCGTCGATCTGAGCGCGGACCTCTGGGATGATGTCGTGGGCATCGAGCGCGTCGCGCGCGGCGGCGCGGGTGTCGAAGCCCTCCATCGAGATGTCGGCCGGAGCCTCCTCGGCCTGGTCCTTCACGCGCTCGACGTTCCAGGACAGGCAGGCCGGGGGCTCGCCATCGAACTGCTCACCGGGGGCCAGCTGCAGCCGGACGACGGTGTTCGCGAGGTCGCCGGCAGCCTCCAGCTCGGCCAGCGTCAGGGTGGCATATCGGATATGGCCCTGGCCGCCGTCCTCACCCTGGGCGTAGGGCTGCATGCTCCCCACGACTTCCACCTGGACACCATCCCGTTTGAAGAGGGAGGGCAGATGGACGTGCCCGGTGTAGGCCTCGGTGATCCCGGCGGCGGCCAGCGCCTTGGTGGGGATCAGGTTGTGGGTGGCCGTCCGGGGATCGACGTCCCAGTGGCCGTAGGCGGTGGTGCAGCCCTGCTCCCGGATGAACCAGGACGCCTTCTCCACCATGGCCTCGGCCGTCTCGATCGGATCCCAGGGGAACAGAGCGAAGTGCGGCCCGACGATCGGGCTGATCACCGGGGTGATGTTCGGGATGCCTTCAACCAGCTCGACGAACAGGTCCCAGGCGGTGACCTCGTCGAGGTCCCGGCTGTCGTCGTGGTTGCCCTGGAGGATGTAGTAGGTGGTGCCGGGGTTCAGCTCGGCCGCCGTGCGGTAGGCGCGGTAGGCGAACAGCACGGTGGCGTAGTCGACCTGCGGCGCATCGAAGAGGTCGCCCATGGTGATGTGCGCGGCATAGCCGTCGAACGACAGGTGCCGGTTCAGGTCGGCACGGACGAGCGCCTCGCGCTCGCCACGGCGATCGAGGGGCACGCCCTTGGTGAAGCGGCGACCCAGATGCGGGTCGCCGAGGCGATAGATCTGATGGGGGTTCATGCTGCGAAGACCGCGCGGATCTGATAGAGGCAGTCGTGCAGCGCGTTGTGGGCGTCCCCGACCGGCTCAATGGTTTTCCAGAAGTCGCGACGGTTCTCATGCCCCCGGCCCAGCAAGTAGCTGTTCAGGTCGATCGCCTCGCGATAGTGAAACGGCTGCATCAGACCGTACTGACGGAAGTACGATGCGATGAAGTTGTAGTCGAACGTCGTTGGCTTGCCCCAGAATGCTCGGGGGCACAGGCTGGAACCATCAGCGACCCAGTTCCAGAACGCCTTGATCACGATCTCCGGCGGCTCAGCGCGCGAGAGGATGCCGCGCAGCACGTCGGGCTTCCCCATCCACCAGTCGCGGGTGTCCTCGGCCCAGTACCGGCCGGGCGGGACGTGCAGCGCGCGGTCGAAGAAGTTGTGGTCGATCTCCTTGGTGTGCCGGTTGAAGCGCACGGCGGCGATCTGGATGAGCGCGTTCTCCCCCGGGTTGGTCCCGGTGGTCTCCACGTCGATCATGTAGTCGAACATCGGCGCGCCCGGCTGCGGCTGGAAGGCCGCCCGGTCCTTGCGCTCCACCGGCACCTCGTAGGCGCCGACCTGAACCAGCTCGGTGCTCACCACCTGGGGCGGCTTCCCGCGGGGGTCTGCTCCGTCGTACATTGGAAGGCCCTCATCTCGTCCCAGGACAGCGACTTGCGCCCGGTGTCAGCTTCGTGGGCCCGGATCCGAGACATGGCGAGCAGATACCAGTCGTCGGTCTCCAGGCGGTGGACCAGCACCAAGTATCCGCCGCCAGCCGCCACGATGCGGGCGCCGTGAGCATTCTGCCCCTTCTTGAGGAGCTTGAACTCGAACAGCGATGGGTGCTGGGTCGACTTGACTTCGCAGAAGAAGGTCTGACCTTTCACTGCGCAGATGTAATCCGATGGTGTGGCGTCCACACCGGCTCCAACCCGTCCTGTCAGACCCCGGATCGCCGCAGCGTCCTTGATCCGGTAGAAGTAGCCCTGCTTGCCGAGCGCCGTGAGGGACTGCTCGAAGCGGGCCTCGGTTGGCTTGCCTGTGTTCTTCATGATGGTACGTTTCGTACCTAATGCGCTCGACATCAGCAAGACGTCCAAGACCCTTTTTCGCCTTTTGGCGACCCTGTCGTCGTTCAGACTGCCCTTCGCCGCGTCCGATCGTTTGCGCGGCCTGAACGGGGAGGGTTGCCCAAAAGCATCATTCGCACGGCGAGCGAATTTCAACCAAAGGTAGATGTGGCGCACTATCTAGTTGCATGGTAAATAGGAAATATATGAAGCAATCGTAGCAGTGAGCAGCGCAGTGAACTCGGAAATTGTAAGCAATCAGACAGACAGACTGGAATTCCAGTTAGCCAGACTTTCAAAGATCCTTGATGTTCCCATAAGTCGGTTTCATTCACCTCTTCTAAAGAATTTGTATCCGCAAGAAAAAACAACAGAAGCAGAAAACTTGTTGGCGCTGATTGAAGCATATCTCAATATTAATGATGCATCTGCACGAATGTTAACAATAAATATGGTTCGATCCCTCGGCCGTATTCCTAGACAAGAGAAGAAAATGGTCAATGAATGCGATCATATCGATGAGCTAAACTCGCAATCCATCGACCACATCGCTTAGCGTATTGCTGCCATTCAGCACCATGGAGCGTTCTCAACGGTCGGCATTGCGGCGTCGATCGGGTCCGGTGTGTTCACGCTCGTTCTCCTGCCAATGTTTTGCGGTACTGCATCCACCCTTCGAGGTTGCCGTGCAGCTCGGGGTAGAGCCAGTGCCCATCCGGGTCCCGCCGATCGGGCATAGCCTGGTGCTCGGCCGGCGAGGCGTGCATCGGCCGGGCGCTGACCAGCGCGTCGTGCCGGGCCACCTCCTGCTCGATCGTCAGCTTCGCCTCGTGGAACGGGGTGTAGCTGACCTGGGCGCACCGGGTGACGGACACCATGATGGCGGTGGCCGCGTCCAGGATCCGCTCACCTGGTCGGGCGAAGCGCACCCGCTTCTCACCGGGCTCCGCGGAGTAGCCGATCACGCCGACCGCCTTGTCCTGGATCTCGGTGATGTAGGGGAGGTGCCAACCGCTCTCGCTGACGAAGTCCGGCTCCCCGTACGCCTCGACCGCCTCGCGCATTGCGATGGCTAGGTCCCGGATGTGGGGCTCGGACGCCGGGTCGATCCGCAGAGCGTTCCAGTTGGCCAGGTCGACCGTGGTGAGCACGGTGTCGATGTGCAGGAACGGGGCGAGGAGCCGGTTGGCGACCTGCTTGTGGTAGCCGGCGTCGGCGAAGGCGCCGGCCGCCTCCACGGCTCGATCCCGGGCCCAGAGCCAGGCCTCCTCGTTCAGCATGAAGTCGTCGGCGAGGTCGACCAGCTCGGTGCATTCCTCGGTGGCCTGCATGCCCTTCTGGTTGGCGCCCCAGTGGCGGGGGATGAACGGGGAGGTTCGCACCTCCTCGATCATCCGGGCGGTCGGGACCGCTCGGCTGGACCGGGCGTTCCGGGAGAACATCCTGTGGGTCATCAGCTCCGCGTGGATCTGCAAAGGATACCGGAGCTGGAAGGTGGTGAGGGGAGGGGCGTCCTGGCCCACCGATCGGGCGAGCACCTTGGCTGAGGTCTGGCAGCTCATTCGCGAAATCCTGCGAGGGTTTCCGAGACACGACCACCGTTCACACCGAAGTGGCGGCCGATCTCAGCGTAGGGGATGGTCGGGTTGTCCGAAGCGTACCGGCGAATGTCGCCACGCAGCTGCGGGGTCATCCGGCGGGATGTGATGGGCGCCCGGCGAACCGGGGCCCGGCGGCGCAGCTCGTCGGCCAGGCTGGCCAACTCGCTGTCACCGTCTTCTTGCGACTTCGCCCGCAGGCGGGCGGCGATCTCCGGGATGGTCATCGGATGGGGCATGCTCCAGTGGCGCAGTCTTCGACCTCAAGCAGCTCAGCAGACTTGTCCGCCTCGATGTCGATCGGAAGAAGTTTTGCAGTGTACGTTTCGTACCGTTTGCGGGAGACACACTCCTGCGGCAAGTATTTGAAGCCGAGATCCTCCGCTGTTGCCAGCGGGTTGTTACGCCGGAGGAAGCTGACCCCGACGTATTCGTCCCAGTGCTCCATGAACCAGTCGACCATGGCCGGGATCTCGGCCTCGTCGAAGGACACCGTGATCGAGCAGTTGTGCTCGACGTAGTGGTTCATGAGCAGGCGGTAGCGCTCCAGCTGGCTGATCGCGCTCTCCTGGTTCACCTCCAGGTGCTCGCCAGCCGGCGACACCACCTCGGTGAACTTCGAGCTGGCTGGGTACTCGACCGGCCAGCACACCAACATCCCGGTGGGGTCGTTGGGGTTGGGCTTCATCCGGTAGTTGGCGTTGTAGAAGTTCTGCAGCATGGGGTCGTTCACCGGGAAGTTCACCCAGTTGAAGATCCACCGCGACAGGGCCAAGTGCGCGCCCTCGTGGACCTCGTCGCCCATCAGCCCGAGGGCCTTGGACGACGTGCCGGCTGGCTGCACCTGGGTGACGCGCCGCGCGCGCGGCGTGCCGAAGTCGTCGGCCATGCTGTTGGCCCCGGCGATGGCAGCATCGCGCACGGCCTCCAGCATCTCCGGGTTCTCGATGCCCTCCCAGGCCACGGCGCCGGTCGGCGACACGCCGCAGAGGCGCAGCAGCTTCTGCATGTCGTTCCACTGCAGCTGCAGCACGCCGTCGCGCATCGAGACGCAGGTCTGCCGGTAGTTGGCCCGGCCGGCCAGGTACTGCGCCCGCATCAGGCCCTTCAGGTCACCGTTGAAGCGGTGCCAGACGGTCTGCATCAGGTTGCAGAACCCCTTGTTGGACAGGAGGATCTCGGCGCAGGGGTTGAGCCCCTCCATCTCCGGCGCGCGGCGCAGGGCGTGCTCCACGTTGACGAAGCCGGGCTCGCCGGTCGGCAGGATGCGGCGCAGCAGCTGCTCGATCACCTCGGCGGTCGGCTTCTTCAGGAAGCCGATCGAGTTGTTCGACTGCTCGCGCTGGCCCTCCCCCCGCTCCCAGCGGTCGGTCTTGAAGTCGATGTACCAGCCCAGCTCGGCCAGCAGCTCGTCCCAGCCGGTCGCCTCGGTGTTGATGAGGCAGATCTGCGCCGAGCGGCGCGAGCTGAGCACGGTGCCGAGCCAGTTGATCACGTCGATCAGCTCGCCCTTGGACAGCGTCCGGTGCGCGGCCGTCTGCATGATGGCGGCGATGGCGGCCATGGCCTTCGCCAGCGGCTCCCAGCCGGACGAGATCCAACCGTAGCCGCGCAGGCGCTTGCCGCCGGGGCGCAGCTCGCTGAAGTCGAGGATCAGCTCGGACACCCGGGGCTTCTCCCCGAACAGCATGCCGATCGCCTTGGCCCAGCCCTTGGCGCTGTCGCCGAAGACGATGCGCCAGGTCCCAGCCTCCATGTCGATGTGCTCGGAGCTGTGCTCCTGGCCGCCGCGCTCGGTGCGGAAGGACGGCGCCACCGTGACCTTGGTGAGCGAGCTGGGGAAGCCCGAGAGCAGGCCGGTCACCGGCTTGAAGCCGACGCCACAGCCGTTGAGCAGCAGCCAGAAGATGTCGACCAGGTCGGCCGGGGTGTAGGCGACGGAGAAGGAGCAGTTGAAGGCACCGGCAGCGCGCTCGCGCACCAGGGCGGTGCCGCCCATCCACTTCACCCGGCCGGAGACCGAGGCGCGCTTGGCTTCCATCAGCCCGCGCAGCTCGTGCAGCTCGTCTTCCTCGTCCTCGTTCAGGGCTCGCTGCAGCTGGGTCTCCCACAGCCAGCGCTGGTGCCCGACGACGCGGTCCATGGCCTGGTCGGGGGTCTCGAAGAGGTCTCCCTCCTCGTTCAGGGGGCGCAGGTAGGTACGCCGATGCACGAACTGAGCGCGCACCGATGGGGTGGTGTTGGTCAACATGATGCTCTGGGCGTTCTTACGGGCCACAAGATATGGGAGCGCACGGTACGAATTTGACCGTGCGCTCGGGACAAATCAGGCCGCCTCGGCGACCTGGTCGGGACGGTCGAAGTCGATCGCCACGGGGAAGCGGGGCATGCCGTCCGGGGTCGGGGTGAAGAACCGCACCGTTACGGATGTGCCCACCAGCTCGCTGGCGCGGGCCAGGAGCGCCTTCGCCTGCTCGGCGGTGCCACGGATGCCGCCGCCGCACTCGCGACCGTCAGCGAGCTTGAAGCGGACGCGCTTGGCCAGGCCGGCCCAGTTGCCATTGCCGGCCTCGATCGCGACCAGCTCGAACTCCGCGGTCTCGAACTCCTTCCGCTTCAGCAGGTTCTTCGAGCGCTTGCGCTCGTACTCGCCGTCGAGCCGGACGATCTGGCCCTCGTAGCCGTCCTCCAGGTAGGTAGCGTAGGCCCGGTCGAGCTGCTCCTGCGACGTGACCTCGACGGTGGGGACCAGCACGATCTCCTTGGCCCCGAGGCTCTCGACGAACAGCTCCAGGGTGTTGAACCGCTGCCCGAAAGTCTTCCCCGGACGGTACAAATCGTACACATGGAACTGGGCAACAGAAGCCGCCTCAGCGATGTCTGCATCGGTCGGCTTCGACTTGCGCAGGACCGACATCAGCTTGTTGAAGTTGTCGTGCAGCTCGTGGTTATACAGCTCGCCGTCGATCTCCAGGTCCGGGGTGCTCACGAACGCCGGCGCCAGGATGGCGAAGATGTGCGGGCACGACAGGATCGGCTTGCCAGTCCGGCTCCACATGCCGTGGCGGTTCATCTTGCAGCGCATGCCGTCGAGCTTGGGCTGGGAGAAGCAGGCGCCCGGGAAGGTCTCGTACTTGTGGGCGAGCATCACCTTGCCACCGCTGTCGCGGACGTCATCCACGCCGCCAACCGTGAGCGAATAGTCCTTGTCGAGCTTCTTCCCCATCTCGGCCTCGGCCTCGAACAGCGCCTGCTCGGCAGCGGTCGGCTTCGACTTCGGGTTGCAGGTCGTCCAGCCGGAGGTGACGAGCTGGCCGCCGACGATGCCACTCTGCGAGCACCAGGCGCCGTCAGTCTGGTCGACCTGGTACTGCCAACTGCGGATGTTGCCGTTGGTGTCGCGCTTGTATATGCGAGGACCGTGCATGTTGATCTCCTAGAACCTGGCGAATTTGCCCGCGTGTTTCACTGCAGCTTCTTGGTAACAGGCAGATGCTTCTTGAGGCGTACGGAATGAACCGAGATAAGTTGATTTCTTGTCTATCCGTATCTTTGCAACCCAGCCGTGACGACCTCGAGTGACGCCTTTGAAGCCTGATTTATTTTGACCAAGCTTCCTGTTGTATTGGTTTTGCGACTTGGTAGCCTCCCGTAAATTCTCAATCCAGTTGTGACTTTTGACGGTGTCCTCGTGATCAATGTCCAGCGTGGGCCATTCACCGTAGGTCATGTACCAAGCCAGATGATGTTCTTTGTAGATCACACCATCAATTCGGATCTGCCGGTAGTCATTACTCGGCGTTCCTGCTCTCGCTCCGGCCTGTGCTCGACTACCTCGCGTCACCTTCCAGGTGAAGATCCCGGTGAGCGGATCATAAGCGAGCAGGTCATTGACCCGCGCCAGGTTCGGAGCAGCCTGCGTTCTACTCATGCCGCCTCCTTCATGCGGGTGCGCTGCTGCTTCAGGTACTCGACCACGTCGAGGATGCCCTGGTCGTCGAGGCGCTTGCCGGCGCGCTCTTTGCCGACCACGGCCGCTTCCGGCTCGAACAGCTCGATCTGTCCGCCGTAGGCCTTCTTCTCGTTCCACGGCTCAAAGGTCACGCCGATGGCCGGCGAGCTATCGAGCTTGCAGTTCTTGAAGATGTCACCGTGGTCGATCATGATCCGGTGCGCGTTCCTGATGAACGGCACCGCAAGATCCTGGTGAACCGACCAGACAAGCTCGTCGTGGATCGGGACCAGGAAGCGGAACTCGCGATTGGTCCAGCCGAGCGACTGGAAATACTGGATCGTGCGGACGATCGAGCGCTTCGCGAGGGTGGCGCACGTCCCCTGAATGAGGGCGTTCACCGTCTGGTTGCCGGCGCGCTTCTGGATCTTGCGCATGACCCAGCGGATGACCTGGTTGTAGTTCTCGGCCCCCAGCGTGGTGAGCATGAACTTGTCACACCAGTCCGAGGCCCAGAGGTTGGTGGCCTCATAGCGGACGTAGCGGTGGCCATCCGGCAGGGTGACGTAGCCGAGCGCGTTCACGTCCGAGATCTGCTGGACGCGCCAGGCCTCGGCCACCGGGAACTGCCCGCGGTAGGCCTCGGTGGCGTCGGCGGTCTTCTGCTGCGACCACCCGGCCCGCTCGCCGATCGTGGCCAGCCAGCCGGAGTAGAAGTAGTTGAAGTTCGCCTCCTTGCCGAAGACCGTCCGCCAGTAGCCGTAGGCCTTGGCGGCATCGAGCAGCTCGCCCTTCAGGTTGGTCATCAGGCGCGGCAGCCGATCCGCCTTGCCCTCGCTGGCCTTGAGCCAGTCCTGCCAGCTCGACATGCCCTTGAGCGTCTTGAACAGCTCCAGGTTCATGCCGGGGCAGTCGAGCGCGAGGAGCGCGGTGGCGGTGCCGGCGTGCAGATCCTGGTGCGGGATCTGTCCGAAGGCCTTTAAGAACTCCGGGTCACCGGAGAACTCGCCGATCTCCACCAGCTCCACGCCCGACCAGTCGAGCGAGCAGAGCAGGTGGTCGTCGTAGTCGCCGACGTAGAAGCCGCGGACGTAGGCGGCCTCGCCGCGCTTGCCGAGCTGCATGGCGTTCGGGAACGAACACGCCATCCGGCGGGTGGCCAGCATGCTGGTGACCTGCGGGTACATACGGCCCGTCTCCGGGTCGGTCAGCATCCCGTAGGGGGTGAGGAACAGCTTCATGCGCTGCTCGACGCCCGACAGCCGGTTCAGGCAGTCGACCACCTTCAGGGCGTAGCGGTTGTGGTAAACGGCGAAGGGCTCCAGGTCCTCGCGCGCCGGCTTCTCAGCCGCCTCGATCCGGGCCCAGCGCGCGTCGTTCTCCTCGAACACCACGCCCGCGGCCAGACCATCCTCGCCGCCCGCGCTCATGCGGATGGCCAGCTCGCCCTGCACGCCGTTGAAGGCATCGACCAGCTGGTCCTTGGTGAGGTGCTTGCCGTCCTTCAGCCGGTCGACGATGCGCCCGCGGGCCTCACCGTCCGACGCCACCTTGCCCTTCGACACCACGACGTGGCAGCCGAGCAGGTCGTAGAGCACTGACCGGACCGGCATGAAGTGGGAGAGGTTGACCCCCTTCAGGGTCTTCTCGTTGACGCCCTGCTCGGCCGCCCAGCCGTTGGTGACGGGGCCGCGGACCTGGAGCAGCTGCTGGTAGTCGTCCTCACTGTCAGGGGCGTCGAGCCAGGCTTGAACGCGGTCGCGATAGACCTGGGCGTTCTTCACGTACCAGCTCTCGTACTTCAGGAGCTGGGGGACGAGCGCGGTGGGCCAGTCGAACCAGCGTGCGGCCTCCTTCATCTCGCGGAGGATCTGCGAGGCGTTGGCCCGCTCGGCCTCCGTGCGCTGCCGGATGGCCGGGACGTTCACCCGCATGCCGTGGATGGCAATCGAAGAGAACACCTGGGGCATCACGTTCTCCTGGGTGAAGAACGTGTTGACCAGCGCGCTGCCGCCGTTGCGCAGCATGTAGGTGAGCAGCAGGCGGAACAGGCGGACGGCCCAGTACGCATCGTCGGCGCCGTAGGCGGCGACCTGCTCACCCGACACCATGCCCATGTGGGCCTCGCCGTCGAGCGTCTCCTCGAACGTCCGCATCTGGACGCCGAAGTGGGAGCGCACCGCCTGCTTCAAGCCGTAGCCGTAGGCGATCGAGGAGACGAAGCCGTTCCAGCTGAAGCTCGCTTTGCTGGACTTGCCGATGATCTTGAAGACCAGCTCGGTTAGGGCCGGCGACATCTCGCCGGTCTCCTTGTTCCAGCCGGTCGTGGATGCGTGGATGAGCTGGTTCACCAGCTGGCCGATGTCACCCTGGCCTGCGGCCTGCCAGGCATCCATCGAATAGGTGTCCGGGCCATAGGCCGAGACCGCCTGGGTCATCGTGCAGATGATCGACCCGGGACGGAAGTCGAAGTCGAGGGCCGCCTTGCAGACGGTCTGCTCGAAGGCGCTGTTGTGAGCTACGAAATACGCACCCTCGGGCAGGCTCTCCAGGAGGCTCTTCAGCAGCTCGACCGGCAGCCGGTTCTCCACATCACTGTGGCCGAAATTCACATAGTAAGCACGGTCGGGCGCCTCTTCCGAGTAGAACGACGCGCCGCAGATGACTGTCCGGCGCCAGTCGAACACAGTCTTGCTGGTCTTCGACTTGTAGCCTTCGTCATTATACTTACAGAAGCGATTGAGACCCTCGTGACGCTTGCTGTCCTCGGTCTCCAGATCGAAGCCGACGAACTCTGACCGCTGGATGAGAGCGCGGATCTCCTCGATCACCTCGGGGTTGCGGGCGTCCACCAGGACGGTGCGCGGCTCGACCGCGACTGGCTTGTGCATGTTCATTGGAAATGTCCCATGCTCTCGTTGGTGGGGAAGCGGCCCTCTCCGAAGGTCGCGACGACATAGGTATCGTATGCACGCGCCGCGTCGGCGGCTGTGTCGAATGTTCCCAAGTATTTGTACTTCTTGTCGACGACTATCTGTCCGGTAAACCGCTTGCCGTTCCGCATCACACCTTTGAAGCCCGTCGAATTTCGGCTCACTCTGTTCCGAGCGTTGGCGCCTTTATCCGTGTCGATGAGGTTCTCGTAGATGTTGTTGCTGGTGTTGCGGTCGTGGTGATCCACGATCCCCGCCGGCCACTCGCCTTTGACCAGGGCCACCGCGATGATGTGGCCGTAGTAGATCTTCGAGCTGATCTGGATCTGCAGGTAGCCGGCCGAGTTCCAGCTACCGGCCGGGGCGCCGGCCGGGATCCCGTAGTTGGGCGAGACCTTCCAGAAGATCTCACCCGTCTGCGGGTTGTAGTCGAGCAGCTCGCGCAGGCGGGCCACCGAGATGCGGGGACGCCTGGCCATCAGTGCATGAACCTCCGCAGCACGGCGTCGCCGGCCGCTGCGTTCTCGGTCCCGGTGGCGAGGTTTCGGTGCCAGTCGTCCGGCATCGGCAGGAAGCCGACGATCTGCCAGAAGGCGCGGAGCTGCTCGGCCTGGTCGGGCTCGCACATGCGGCCGGCCATCGCCTCCTTCACGCCGGCCTCGACGAACAGCGCCGGCCGGGGGCGGCCGTCGACCAGCTCCTGCATGGCGGCCTGGAGCAGGTCCGGCAGGCAGCGGGCGAAGGCCTTGCCGCCGAAGCCCGGCATCCCGGGGATCTTGTCCGAGGGATCGCCGCAGAGCGCCTTGAACAGGCGGATGTGGCAGGGCTCGACGAGCACGTCCTTGGTGTGGTCCGCCGGATCCATGACGATCTTGAGCGGCTTCACGTCGACCCGGACCCGGTCGCGTTGGAGCGCGAGCAGGTCGCGGTCGATGGTGTGGACCAGCACGTCCTGCGTGCTGCCGTAGGTGTCGCAGAGGTGGGCGATCACGTCGTCCGCCTCACGGCCCGGGACCGCCACCTGGATCGCCCGGGTGTGGGCGAGGGCGTCCCGGGTCAGGTCGATCAGGGCGCGCAGGCCGTCCGTCAGGGAGGAGGGGCGGTCCTTGTAGCCGGGGTAGATTGCCCGGCGGGCCTTGATCGAGCCGGTGCCCTCGAAGCACCACACGGCCACGTCACCGGGCCGGAGCTGGAGCATCTCGCTGAACACCGTCCTCGGCCCGCGGCCGAGGTGGTCCGTATCGAAGCGGCGCCGGAGCACGGCCATGCCGTCGAAGATCTGGATGCTCATCAGTAGTCGGTCCAGCGTGCGGGCGGCTGCCGGAAGCGCGCGTCCTGGCGCGCATCCAGGCGGCGCGCGGCGCCACGGCGCTCGACGAACTCGACGACACCCCACCAGATCAGGGCGCAGATGATGCTGACCGTGCCGGCGTAGAGGAAGAAGATGCCCAGCTTGGCCAGCAGCCAGCCGGTGAGCGGGACCGGCCAGGCGAGCAGGTAGGCCCAGGACCAGAGGTCGTCGCTCTCGAAGCGCGGGCTCAGTAGCCAGGCGTGGACCAGGGCGCCGACGCCCAGGTACTTCGCGACGCTGAACAGATGCCGCACCAGGGGGCGGCGGTTGAAATTGGCCTCCTGGCAGAGGGTGGTGAAGGTCTCACGGTCGACGGAGATCTGGGATGGCTTCTCGTTCTCGTTCACAGGGCACCTCGGTACGAAACGGACGGACAAAAAAGCCCGTGCCTCGGGCGAGACACGGGCTGGAAGTCAGGGCCTAGGCCCGGGTGGCGCTTAGGCGGCCTTCTTGCCGCTCTTGGCCGAGGCGGCCTCGTCGATCACCTCGTAGCCGAAGACGCCGTAGTCCTGGCCCGAGCCCTTCTTCGCGACCGCGACGAGCCGGACCGGGAACGCCTTCTCCGCACCGACCTTCGGGTACTGCTCCTTCAGGAAGGCGCCGAACGCCTTGGAGTTCATGTACGAGATCGAGAGGCCGACGATGGTGCCGGCCGGGACCGGGCCACCCTCCTTGCGGTTGTAGTCCTGGAGCAGCCGGACGGGCAGCTCGATCAGGTCGGACGGGTAGGAGTTGCCGTCCATCTTCTTGCCGTCCGCGATGACGGCGGACCAGTTCTGACGCGACCGGGCCTCGGTCACACCGTCCCAGGAGGTGAGGTACTGCACGCCCGAGGGCGTGTTCACGCGGAGGACGTAGCCGGCCTTGGCGTCCTTGAAGGCCATCTCGACCTCGATGGCGTCGTGGAGCTGCTTGTCCTTGCCGAAGCGGATGCCGAGGTCGGAGACGGAGAGGTAGACCTCGACGTTCATGGACGCGCTGTCCATGAAGTCCATCAGGGAGCGCGACTGCCCGGCGGCGACGGGGGCGCTGGCGGCCGGGGCAGCAGCCACGGCGGTCGAGGTGGCGGGGGTCTGGTCAGCGGCCTCGGAAGCGGCGGCGAGGGCGCGAGCGATAGCGTCGGTCATTTCAATTCCTAACTTGACTGGGACTTGGACTGGGAAATCGGTAGTACGTTTCTGACCACCGAGCATCGAGATAGAGGGAGATCTGCTAGTTGTCCAGACCCTCTACCGCGATTGGGGAGGCTGCGGCATTCTGTCCGTTTCGTACAGAGCTACCACGGCAAAGCGACACGACCGCGCTCGACCAGCGTGGCATCTTGCGACTTCCGCTTGGTGAGCCGCATGATGTGCTGGTCGATGCTGTCGGTGTAGGTGTAGACCTTGATGCGGAGCGCGGCCTGCCGGGCCTGGCGCATGGCGCGCTTGTAGGCCTGGAAGAACGCGGTGTCCTGGTAGTCCATGCTGACGAACAGCACGTCCTGGACCTCGCGGCGCCCGCAGAACTGCCAGTTGTAGCCGCAGTCGGCGACCTGCGGCGAGCCGATGATCGTGTCCAGCTCGCCCGACCGGAAGGCGCGATCGACCTTCGCCGCCTGGGCAGGGGTGACCTCGCCGTTGATGATGCCAGCGCGCCGGCCGGCGTGCGTGGCTGCGTCGAGCAATTGGCGCTGCTGCGGGACGAGGGCGGCGTACGCCAGCATCGGCCGGCCGAGCGCAGTCATCTTCTCGCAGTCGCTGATGAACTCGGACAGCTTGCCCGGGGTCTCACCCCGGCAGATGTCCACGGTGCCGATCCCGCCCTCCATCAGGTTCGGGAACACGTTCGGGTGCTCCATGATCTGGCGGGCCCGGGTGAACGCCACGCCGGGCTTGGTGCCGTCGATGAAGAAGTTCTCCAGCTCCAGGATCGCCTCGTCGCGGAAGCGATCGTAGGCCTGGCGCTGGCGCTCGTTCATCGCCGTGCGGTGGACCTCGACGACGATCTCCTCGGGCCCATGCACGTCGGTCCAGAGGCGCTTGATCGAGTGCTTGGAGAGGATCGCCTCCAGGCGGTCGAAATTGCAGTGGCCGGTGACCTTGCCGGTCCACGGATCCACGATGTCGTGCATCTGGCTGAAGGCCTCGGGCGTGCCATAGTAGCGGGGCTCGATGATCTGCAGCGCCGGGTAGATGGTGCTCGGCCGGCCGTTGTAGACGGTGCCGGTCATCGGCACGAACCACAGGTCGTCGCCACGCTGGCGGCACCAGCGATAGAGCGCCTGGGTGCGCCGGCTCTCGTGGCCGCCAAACGCCTTGTGCCACTCGTCGATGTCGATCCCCTTATAGTCGGCTGGGATGATGTCGGCGGTCAGCTCGAAGCGCTTGTAGCCCATGAGCAGGAGCTTCACCCGCGGGTCGGCGATGATCGCCGCGCACTCGGCGGCCGTGCCATCGACGATCGCGACCTCGCCCGGGGCCCACTCGCCCCAGAGCATGGCCTCGTCATAGTTCTTGTCGAGCAGCTTCTTGGGCTGCAGCCATAGGGATTTGTGACCGTGCTTATCCCAGCGGGCACGCTGGAGCACGCAGATGGTCGGCGTCTTGCCGGTGCCGGGCTCGCCGCCGTGGATCGTGCGGCGCTCCTTGAAGAACAGCCGCCCCAGATCCTGGATTTGGTCGGGTCGAAGTTCTCGATCTGACATGCTATGCTCCTAGATAGCTAGGGAGATAAAAATGGACTTGAATATAGTCAGCATACATAATCATGGTGATGCAGATAACGAATATGTACTCTTGAAGGCCAGCGCTGATATAGACTTAAAGCATTGGGCGCTATGCGATACTACTTACGTGTCAGACACAACAATCTCCAATACTCTGCGCCATTTTTACTGGTTCATATCCACCGAGGTAAGATCCGGAGAGTATGTTGTACTATTCACTAAGAAAGGTAAATACATAAAGGATAAAGATGTAAATAATAACGTGATGCACAAATTTTATTGGAATTCAAACCAAGCAATTTGGAATAATAGTGGTGATGCAGCTGTGCTGTTTAATATGCGAACTTGGGCAGTCAAAAGGGCGAGATGACCTCACTACTCTGGAACCAGGTCGGCCTCGACCGTGCCCGGCAGCGGCCCGCGACCGTGCCGGCGCGAGCGCTTCCCGCGGATCTTTTCGATGACGGCGGGATCCCACACGCGGGCCAGCTCGGTCTCGCCGCAGGCCAGCATGTCGTGGCCAGTGTACTCGGCCAGCACGGCGAGTGTGGTCGCGACACCGCCGAACTCCTGCGCCGGCACGCCGACCGGGCGGTCGAAGACGTAGTGGACGAGCTGCAGCGCTGCGTTGCGCCCCAACCCAAGCGACTGGGCCAGCTCCAGGCTCTCCTCGACGAAGCGAGCGACCCGCTCCTCGGTATCGGTGGGATCGTCCTTGGTGACCACATCGAGCCAAGCCTGGCAGCGGGCTTGGAAGGTGTCTTTGAGCTTCTCGACCTCGACGGCGATGCGTTCGAGCAGCTCGGCATAGCGTGGCAGGATACGGGGCACGATGTCCCGCGCCTTGCGGATCGCGGTCGCGAGCCTGGTCGGATCGTAGGGAACGGCGGTCATGGCTGCCTCCTGACGAGGTGATGGAGCTGGCGACGGCCTTCGGCCGCCCAGTCGTGGTCGGGGTCGAGACCCTCGGGGGTGAGGAGCGTGGCGCCGGGCAGCTTGATCGGCCCGGAGAGGATCAGGTTGCGGGAGCGCGGCAGGGCGGCCAGCGTCTCCATCTCGACCAGGTCGCTGGGCTCCAGGTCGGTGAGGACCTGCGGCGCGGCGTTGGTGAGGGTGAGCAGCGGCACGACGCGCTGCGCCTTCGGCCGCCTGAGCCCGAGCAGGCTTTCGATGATGCGGCCAGTCGATGGCGTCATCCGCACAAGCCGGTACAACCAGGCCTGGTCCTGCGGGCGGACATGGTAGAGGCCGCCGTCCTGGTCCGGGCTCATCGCCCGGACGAAAGGGTGATCGAGGATCGGGCCCGGCTCGGGTTGGCCGAGTTGGTGCGGACAGATTAGCCAGCGTGGGGCGACGATCTGGAAGGGGCTCGTGAGCCCCTCCAGGCGAGCGTTGAGGCACCGGGCGCCGGCCCGCTCGTGCAAGAAGACGAGGTTGTCGTGCCGATGGAGGCCGTAGCCCGGTGCCGGGATCATGCAACACCCTGAGTGGTAGAGGAGGACTGGAGGCGCCTCGCGAGGAACCGGGTCAGGCACTGCCTGGTGAGCGGGTCGACGCGCATGCGGTCGTTGGCGGGGTCCGCCATGGTGCTGAGCCGGCCGAGCAGATCGTTGAAGCGATGCTTGGACGGCAGCTTGTGGTGGACTTGGATCAGCTGGAAATAAGGTTTGAGGTCTACGATCATGCGGCTAGGTCCCTGTCGCGTGCTGCAGTGAGCAGCTCCTCCACGTTTATCTGGAGCAAGTCTGCGATCTTCTGGATCTCTGTTACTGTGAAATCGTGGTAACCCTGCTCCATGAGTGAGAGCTTGGCCCGGTTGGCGAAGGCGTGCTGCTTGCAGAACTCTTCGCTCTTCATCTCTGAGTTCAGCCGCGCCTCGGCGAGCTTGCGGCCGATGCGGACCTGGACCGGGCCGAGGATGGTCCGCTCCTGGTACTTCCGGTGGTAGTCGTGGCGCTGTCGTGGTCGTTGGGCGCGGCTGGCGTCGCGTTGCTTGCGCTCAGCCTCGGTCAGCGAGGCTGTGATGCGGGCCACATAGGTCCGCAGCGTGCTCTGCGTGTAGTTCGGCAATTCGTGGAAGATGTCATTGAGGCAATGACCCTTGAGGATCATCGCCTTGACGTTTTGTTTCGCGCTCATGCTTCAGCGAGCCTCCGGTCGATCATGCGCTTGCGCGTGCCGTGGGCCGGGAAGCCGACGATGACCCCACGGGGCCGGGCGCGAGAGCACAGGTTGCAGGTCGAGCAGGTGACCTGCTCGGCGTAGGTGGCCGGGCAGACCGCGATCTCGCGGCCGGCCGGGGTGCGGTGGCGGCCACGGCCGGCGTCGGACGGCAGGACCGTCACGACGCTCATGTCCGGGGCCTCATCGAGCAGGGCGTCCGCATGGGCCGCGCTGTCGGTGGAGCAGTTGATGTGGAAGCCGAGCTTCCGAGCTTCTCGGTACGTTTCGTACTGACGGCCGTGGGTAAAGACAATCGCCTCGCGACCGCCATTGGCGCGGGCCAGGGCAAGCACGTCGTCGTGCGCCGGCGGCAGGTCGCCAGCGGTGCCGTAGCGCCAGCGGATCCGCTTCGGCAGCGCGCGGATCAAGTGGCACAGCTGCTCCAGCGTGACCTGGTTGACGGCGGTGCCGGCGGTTAAGGAGCGCCAGAAGATCGAGCCCGGACCGTGCTCGGCGTAGCAGCCGGCACCGCGCAGGCCGCAGGAGGTGGGGCAGGTCGCGGCAGAGGCCATGACGGAAGGCATTGGTCCGAGCTTGCGGTTCTGGGATGCACGGCGGAAGTGGAAGAACATGGTGATCCTCGCGAGCTGGCGGTACGTTTCGGACCGCGGGATTTGGAGGTGTGTCGGCCGCTGGGCTAACGGCGCTTGCTTGGCCTACCTATTTTTTCTAGTCTCTTGTATTAGCTACAATTGAGGGGTCGAAGTGGATACAAATATACCGAACCCCGACGAACTTGAACAAACGGCACTCCGCATATACTTTGTCGCATTCCACCAAGTACTAAATATTATTGATGACCTATTGAATAAACATCAATTGCTTCGGGCTAAATTGGACGGACGATCAATAGTTGCCATTTCGGATGCCGAAAATTCCCGAACAACCGAAGATAACAGCGATGATATCGCAGAATACATTCGCTTGGCTCAGCCTGATTTGCAATTAAGCTACACTCTGATTCAGCAAAGTCAAGAACTTGGCCTAAAGTCTATTATCTGCAGAGAAAGCCCTTTTCTTCTTTTACTTGGTTCCGATGTTCGCAGCTGGGGGCACGACAAAGATTTTGCTGATCTGAGAACAATTGATGCGGGCGATTTAATAAAAGTCGTGAATGCCATAAAACCAAACAAACTTGATGAAAAATTTTCGAATACGTTCAACGCTCTGCGACGAGGCCGGAACAAAATCAGCCACCTGGGGCAATTCCGGGACCAGATTGATCCAATTTATCTGCTCGATATTTTGATCGATCAATATAGATCTCTCTATACCGATCGAACCTGGATCCAAGATTTATTATTGTTTGAAAGCTCCCATCGCCATACCATTTTTACCTCCGCCCACCTATCTGACCAGAATAGTGCTCTATCCACATACGCATCAGTCGAGGATGCAACCACTCTTGCACAGCAAAAATTCTTACTAGGGGCAAGCAAAAATTGCAAACTCTACCGCTGCCCCAAGTGTCATTCCGGTGATTATATGGGGTTAGAAATGGGTATTGGAAGGACCCTTGCAGTCGAACGGCGCTCAACCAAAGCAAGTTGTCTGATATGCCTCGAAGAATTCTCTATCAAATATAGGCAATGCATTTTCTGCCGTGAGCGCGTTGCTTTTATTGATAGAGGCGGCGACGAAGACATGTGTGGTTATTGTGGCGAGAAGTGGCGTGACCATCAGCCTTAACCTACTTTCCCCGCCCGGACACCGGGCGGGGTGCTGCGCCGGTCAGACCTCGTCGGCGAAGACGATGCGCTTGACGTAGCTGTTGAGGACGCCCTGCTCGCCGTCGTGCTCGGTCTGCAGGATCAGGCGGTAGTTGCAGCCCTCATCGACCCGGACAACCGGGTAGATGCCGGCCGGCGGCCAGCCGCCCTCGACGGTCTCGACCAGGTCGCCGACCTGGGCCAGGAGCGCCGGCTGCTCGACCAAAGCCTCCTCCCGCTCGTCTTCCTCCTCGGGTAGGTCGTCCGGCTCCTGCTCGTCCTCGACACCCTGGTCTTGATCGACCTCGTCGAGCGCGGCGTCGTTCGGCGCCGGGAGCTGCGAGCGGGGCGTGAGGACCGGGCGGCCGAGGATGGTGGCCGCGTAGTCCTCGTCCAGCTCGTCGATCACCTCGTAGGCGCAGATCCGCATCTTGGTGCCCTGGTAGGAGAAGGGCACGGAGACCACGTCGTGCGGCCACACGGCGATCAGCATGACCCGGTGCGCGTCCGAGCCGTAGTGGCTCTTCACGTAGTCCGGGGTGCCGACGTGCAGGCCGGTCGAGCAGCAGGCGTTCGGGTTGGCGTCGACCTTGTCCCGGTCCATGGCCGGCTTGTCGCCGATCATGTTTCGGAAGGTGCGGCCGGTGTGGCAGTCCATGTAGTCCTGGTTGACTGCCTTGTAGGCGACGAAGCGGCCGTCCTCCAGGAAGCCGAGCTGGCTCTTGTCGAGAAACACCGGCAGGCGCTCGATGGCGGCCTGGGTCGGGTTCTGCATGAGCGAGCCGAGCGCGTTCCAGAGCGGCGCGAAGGGCTCGCCGGCACGCTGGAACTCCAGAATGCGATCGACCCAGAGGCCGGTGAGCACCTGGCCCTTGAACACGATGTCCTGGCCGATGAACGTGATGGCGCCGTAGCTGTCGCGCAGCAGCGCCTTGCGAACGTCGACCAGCGCCATGAGGTGCTCGGCGTCGTGGTCGCCCGGGGCCTGCAGCAGCTTGCGGGCCTCGTCGAAGCGCTCGTGCTCGCGGGTCAGCGAGTAGGGCTTGCCCTTCACGAAGAAGGTCAGCGACTGGTTGCAGATGGTGAAGGGAAGACGAGCAAGCGAGGTCATAGCCATATCCTGTATGGTTGGTGGTACGAAATGGACAATGGAAGGCGGGCGCACCTGTCCCGTGGGACAGGTGCATTTGAGACTACTTGGCGATCAAACCGAAGTAGTGATCGATGGCCTTTTGACCTTCCTTTGTGAAGGTATAGCCGCCGTAACCGTGCCGGGCGTACTGCTGCCACTCGTTGTTGTTGAGGATCAGCGGCAGCATCGGATGGGTCTTCACGACGGCGTACCAGGCGTTCCGAACCGGCAGGGTCGGATCCTTGGCGACCGTCTTGAGATCGGTGCCGGTCAGTTCGAGGAGCACGGCCGCCAGGCGGTCGTGATCGTTGTCGTCGCGGACCAGGGTCTCACGAGCCTTCGACAGCGCGATCATCTCGTAGAAGGCGTCGCGCAGCTGCTGCGGAGCCATGCCGAGATCGACCTTGCGGTCGCGGATCTGGCGCAGCAGCTGCGGGAAGCTGCTGTCGTTCCAGGGGATCGTCGGGGCGACCTGGGTCGGGTCGATCGCCTCGTCGAGCAACTCGACCAGGTGGTCTCCAAGGGAGATCCAATGGTCCAGCGGAGCCTCGTCCTCGCCCAGCACGACGCAGGTCATGCCGCTGCCGATCTTGTCTTCGAGGCCGTTCTTGCGCATCCGCCGCAGGATGCTCAGCAGCGGGTCGTTGTAGCGGTCGTTGAACTCACGGGTCTCACCCTCGAAGGACAGGGTGTAGGTGAGCTTCTTCCCGCGGCCGGCGATCCGCACGTAGAGCAGCTCGTCGTCGTGATCGACCAGCTCCTGCCAGGTGGCGCAGGACGCCAGGTCCATGACCTTGCGGCGCTTGACGCTCTCGGGCCGCTTCTCCCGCTTGCCACGCTCCTGCTTCGGCAGCTTGATGTCGTCGAGCAGGACGTAGTCCGGGTTGCCCATCCGCTGCAGGGCGTAGGGCAGCTCGGGACGCTTGCACCGGACCCACAGCAGCTTCTGGTCGATGAGGCCAGCCAGCTCCAGGCGCTCCAGGGAGCGGCTGGTGTTGTGCTGAATGACGATCGTGCGATCCTGCAGCTCGGCCGGGTTGATGGTCCAGTCCGCCTTGAACGGCACCGGGGCGCCCGGGAAGGTGTTCCGGCCGCGCATCTCCGGCCATTTGGCCGCCTTCACGCAGCCGCTCGGGAACAGCTCGTCCTCGAAGCTGAAGCCGCGCCAGCCCAGCTCGCGGGCGACGTACCACTGGTTGCCGGGCAGCGTGCTGGCGATGTCGGTCGCCTTCCAGCGCGCCTGGAAGTAGGTATCGCAGGCGTCGATCTGAGCCTTGGCCGACCGGGTCCAGTCGACCTTGTAGGCGTCGAACAGCGCCTGCAGCCCGGACTGGGTGCGGTCGTCGTACTGCAGGTTCTCACGCGAGGCGGACACCGAGATGGTGCCGATCTTGGCCTCGAACACGATGCAGGTCCCGGCGTCGATCATGTTCGTCGAGGGCATGTTGTAGGGGTCGATCGGGTACATGACCGGGCCGAGCATGACCTGCGGGCCGTCGAACGGCACGCTCTCCTTGCGGTAGACGGTCCAGCCATCGCCCTTGCTCAGCACCCGCGGAGTGCCGAAGTCGACGGCCGGGGTGATGACCGGCCGGGGGTGGAACGACCACAGCACGGCCTTGGCGTGCTCGTGGAAGCGGTTGATGTCGCTCTCGCGGACCGGGAAGGAGATCTCCAGGCCGGTGCCGCGATCCTCGGCATCGAGCACCCACTCACCCAGGAACGAGATCTGGATTTTGCCGGCTTCGGACACGCCGATCGAGTAGACCCGGCGGAACCCGCGGAAGCGGGAGATGACGGTGAAGGAGCCGGCGCCGTCCGAGCGCATGAGGTAGGCGAGCGCGGCCTTCGAGCCGAAGCCCCAGCCGCCCACGGCGTCATCGTCGCCGTCCTTCGTGCTCTCGCCGATCTTGGCGTACTTGTTCATCATGAACGAGTGCGGCAGGCCCGGCCCGAAGTCGCGGATCGTATACTGCGGGTTGAAGCGGGTCGGCAGCTCGATCTCGAACGGCTTCTTGGGGGGCGACACCTCCCAGGCGTTCGTGGCGTATTCCCGGACCGGGTAGACGATCTTGTCGGACACCATGCCGGTGAGCAGGGCGTAGACGATCTTCGCGTCGCCGCCGACGCCGGTCTGTTTGACCTGTTGCGCGCCTTCGCCAACGGTCTCGTTGAGAGCATGAACCATACGCATTGGAGATCTCCTGAGAGCTGAGTGGTACGTTTCGTACCGCTTGGGGTCAACACAAATCAGTGCTGATGTATGGGTTATTTGCAGTTGACGGTCAGATTTCGACCGTATCTAATGCGGCGCGCCGCGCTTTGAGTTCGCGGAGAGCCTGGTTGCGAGCGAACAGCGCCAGTCTTTGGTCGCGCGGAGCCTCGGGCTTATTTGCCCCTTGCTCGCGTAACTCTGCGATGTTGCGGGAAATGCGGCGGATATAGTTCTCGCACTCTTCGAGTGTTTCGACATCCGCCGCCGTCTTCGTGCGAGCACGGTCGATCCAGAAGACCTGCGCTTTACCCAAGACCGTCCCCATCTCGATACGTGATCGGGAAGACCGCGCGGACGCCCTGGAGCGACGCACGGGCTTCCGCCTCGGTGTCGAACAGATACAGGAACAGCCCGCGCTCCGCAGCATACTCCTTGCCGCCGACGACCTGCTTGCCGGCCTCGTTGAGCTTGCGGTCGTACATCCGCAGCCACTTCGTGACCTCGGGGTTCACCTCGAACACGTCGATCGCCCACTCGTTTCTCTCGCTGACCCGGCCGTTCTTGAGCCGGATCCCGGTCGAGCGCTCATCCTCGATCTGGATCAGCAGCTGGCCGGTGCCGTCGAGGTCCCAGTCCAGGATCTGGACGGCGCGGCCGTCCCGGGTCCGGTACTCGCGCCCGGGGCGCAGGGTGCGGGACACGTACTGGGTGTCCTCCGGCCGGCGGGCGATGATGTTCTCGCCGGGCACGCCGTCAAGGGTGATGTCGTGGACGGAGATCACGCCGGTCTGCAGGTCCTCGACCGAGAAGACGGTCGCGGTGCTCTCCTGGTCCATGATCTCGGTGGCGAAGCAGGCGGCCTCATGTGGAGAGGCGGCGTCGATCTCGACGGCCCAGTCGACGCGGAAGCGCTTGGGCTGGGTGGGGAGGGGGGTGTGTGCGTTCATGACTGTTCCTGTCAGGCTGTACCGTCACGGACGGCGATGAGCGCGTCGATCACGTCGTCGAGCGCGGTGAAGGGGACGGAGAGGCGGGCGGCGCCGGAGCGCCGGCCCTTGGAGACGAGGGCGGTGAGGTGAGCCTCGCCGCCCCACGCCTCGACGATGATGCCGTGGCCCTGCATCACCCCGTTGCGGCCGTAGTGGCCGCTCTCGGTCGGGCGAGCGAAGGGGCAGATCTGTTGGTGGGGGCGCTTAGCCATGGTCGTGCGCCCCGTGGACCGCGTCGTAGAGCGCGGCCTGCTGCGCGGCGGTGAGCTGGGCGAGCACGCAGCGCTCGCGCTTGGTCACGGCCTCGTGGATCCGGTAGCTCGGCGGCCAGCCCGGATCGCCGCCGTAGAGCGGGTTGTAGAAGGGCGCGCAGCCCGGGATGCGGTCGTATTCGATGGCGAGGCAGTGCTCGCCGGTGGGGTCGCGCGGGTCGGCGACCGTGGTGCGGTGGGTCATCGTCGTTCCTCGTGAGCTGGGCCACGGTACGAAGCGTACCGTGGCCATATCCGATATGTCTGTCGGATCAGGGGGTTAGGGTTAGAACCCGAAGACGTTGCCGAGCGACTGGAGGACCCAGGCGTTCAGGCCACAGATCAGGGCGGCGAAGCCGGTGCCGGCCCAGAGCCTGGTGCCAAGCTCGCTGTCGCCGAAGGCTGTGCCGGCGATGCCGAGCAGCAGGAAGGCGTTGGACAAGGCCCAAGCCGCGTAGCTGAGCGCCAGGATGATGCTCACGCGGCGGCGGCCTTCTTCCGGGGCGCCCGCTTCGACTTCGGCAGCGCCTCGATACGGGCGGCGGCCTCCTCGTTCTGAGCGGGCGTCGGGTGGTTGGAGAACCGGGCGACGACGCTCGGGTGCTGGTGGAGGTGCGCGCCCTGGCGCTTGCGGCGCTCGGCGGGGCGGGAGCCGGCGAGGTCACAGCCGGCGTGGCCGGTGGAGGAGCGGCGGCGCTTGGTCACGCGCTCGATGTGGTTCAGCCGGTCCTGGGTCGGAACCCGGTGCTGGCGCTTGCGGATCTCGGCCTGGGCGAAGAACCCGTAGAGGAGGGTGCCGGCGACCGAGTAGGGGGATGGGCCCCCGCTCTCGCCCTTCTTACGACGCGGCTTCTGGGACACGGGCATGGGTGCTCTCCGATGCTTTGCGCGCTTCAGGCGCAGGGCGGTGATGGGGTTGAGTGCGGTCATGCCGGGCACTGCTCGATGCACCGGCGGGCGACCGCGGCCGACACCTCGCGCCCGGTGAGACCGAGCGCGGGGATCCCGCTGTAGACGGCGTCGATCAGGCCGACGCCGACGTGGTTCGGGTACAGCTCCGCGAAGGCGTCGCTGGCCCGCTCCATCATGACCTGCTCCAGCTCCTCGAAGCCGTGCTTGGTCGGGCGCTCCTCGCCGATCTCGGCCATGAGCGTCGTGAAGAAGGAGTGGTTGCTGTCGGCGAGGCCGCGGGCGGCGGCCGACAGGATCTCATGATGGCTGCGCATGGTACGTTTCGGACCCTCAGTTGCGGACAAGCGTCAGGAATGGACGCCCTGTCCGCGGGGGAGGGGGCGCCGGGCGATACTGCGGCTGCGATGGTTGGAGATACCGGGCCAGCCGGGCCTCACGCTTCTCCAGCGCGATGACCACGCCCAGGATCACCAGGGCGACGGACATCGGGCCGAAGAGCAGCACGAGGAAGGTGGCGGTGAGCTGGCTCACAGGGTCAGAGCCAGCGCCTTGTAGGCGGCGTAGGAGTGATCGCGCGGATCGGCGTGCGGGTCGCGCTCGCGAGGATCCGCGCTGGTTGGCGGGCGCCGGCGCGAGCGAGCGTCGGTCGGGTGGAACGGCCGGGAGACGCCGTTGCGGATGACAGTGCCGTCTTCGGTAACGATCTGTGCCATAAGGGTTTTCCTGGGTATGTGGTACGTTTTGTACCGTGCTATGCGAGCAAATGCCCGCCCCGGGACAAGCCGTTCTTGCCACGGATCCCGGTGGTACGTAAAGGACCATCGAGCAAAAATCTGCTAGCAGATCATTGACCGTCTACTGTCCGTTTCGTACCGTAATCGAATGACCATCTCAGCCACAAACCCACGGGCCGTGATCCGGCTCAATGTCGCCGCAGCCGAGATCGGCCTGCATCCCGACACGCTGCGCCGCATGTGCAAGCGCGGCGATGGTCCGCGCCTGCTCCACCTCTCGACCCGATGCTACGGCATCCGGCGGGCGGACCTGGAGGCGTGGCTAGAGACCCGTGACGTACCGACCCCAAAGGTCTAGCGCGTCGCGCTTCTCGTCCCGGTACTGGGCCCGGTTGTAGATGCCGGCCACGGACGCCTTCGAGCCGCTGGTGTGGTTCAGAATGGCCTCGATCACATGCGGCTGCACCTTGAGCACGTCCGCCATCATGGTCGCGGCCGTCCGACGTAGGTCGTGTAGCCGCCACTCGGTGACGCCCGAGCGCTTATCGAGCGCCCGCTTCGCCCTTGAGTAGCCCGAGAACGGGCCTTTGCCCTTCCCGAACAGGTACTGCCGGTCCTCGACCTCGGGCCGTTGCGAGACGATGGTCAGCGCCGGCGCCGAGAGCGGCACCTCGTGCGCCAGCCCGTTCTTGGTGCGCTCGCCCGGCAGGATCCACAGGGCGGCGTCGTGATCCAGCTCGCTCCAGACCATGGCCGAAACCTCATGCCGGCGCTGGGCGGTGAGGAGCAGGAGGCGGACGATGTCGGAGAACTCGCTCTCCTCGTTGCTTTGGCAGGCGCGCCAGATCGCGGCGACCTCGTCGGGCTTCAGGACGCGGTCCCGCGTCTTCTCGGATCCGGGCTTCTGCGTACCGGCCGCGACGTTCACGTCGACCACGTCGGTCGCGAGGAGCCAGCTGTAGAATTTCACGAGGGCGGTGCGTGAGCGGTTGGCCGTGGTCAGGCCACGCTCGCGCTTCACCTCTTGCAGCTGCCGATGGATCTCGGCCTTCGTCACCTCGCGTGCCACGATCTTATGCAGTGGCTCGAAGTTGACGGTGAAGAAGCGCGTTAGCTCTTTGTGCCAGGCTACGCTGACCTCGCCCTCACGCTCCTTCAGGTAGGGCTCGATCAGAGCGCCGAACGTCGGCGCCTCGCGGGCTCGCTTCGTCTTGGCGCGCGGATCCTCGCCGAGGCGGACCTGACCCAGGCGCTCGTTGGCGTTCTTCCGGGCGTCGGTCGCCGTGATCTGGGTCGTCTTACCGATCGTCTCGCGCCGGGTGTCGCCGCGCTGGGTGCGGTACTGAACGAACCACATCTTCGAGCCCCCGGCGCTGAGCCGGACGCCGAAGCCCTTCACCACGTCGTCGTAGACCATCAGGCGGTCTTTGCCCGGGGGCAGTTTGAGGGCCTCCACGGCCGCGTTGGTCAGGCGCAT